ATGACGACGCTCAACTGTGAACAGGCAGTCCTCGTGGCGCTCAGCCGCTTCCCGATGACGGTCGTCGAGCTCGCGCATGAAACCGGCTACGCGCGACGGAGCGTTCAGGCGGCAATTCAGGCCCTTCATGGCGAACAAGTCTACATCGTGAAGTATGACGATTCGAATGGTCTGATTGCCTACCCGACGCCGGTCTACAAGCTCGGCAAAGGGAAGGATGCCGCTCGCGCGCAACGGTCTAACGCCGTCCGGTGTGCACGCTCACGGGAAAAACGACGCCGCAATCGCGTCCCACCCTTCCCGCTCGGCGACGTGTGGCAAAACGTCGCGGCGGCGTAACGTCAGTGGGCCGCGGCGGCTTCGCTCGCGGCCCACTCTTGCCAGCCGCTCACGATTTTAGCGTTTGCACGGCAGCCGGTGAGATTTTCGACGTCGGTTCGGGCAAGGTCTTGGGCAGGAACGGCGGCTGCATGAGCACCGCTGGCGGCGTCGGGAAGTGGCATACCTGCGGCGGCACTGTCGTAGAGCACGCGGAAAGAACCAGGCAAAGCGGGAGCAGTAGACGGCACATAGAACGGCACCTGTTTGTAGATGGTTTGGCCTTGGTCATGAACGACCTTGACCTGAGTGACGACCTTGGTCTGCACGGCGTCCGAAACGGCGGACTGCTTCGTATCGACCCGCTTGATCGCGGCGGCGGCCGCCGCCTTCTCGGATTCCCACTGCGCCGTCACGTGCACGGCACCGAAGTGCCAGCCAAGCCAGAACAGCAACGCGGTGACGAGCGCTGCAACGGTGATGCGCCAATGGGAAACGGCGAACCGCAGAGCCGCAGCGATGGTTGCGAAAATGACCATGATCAGCTCCCCAGTTTCTTGTTGTCGTCGCCGGTGACGAGTTCCATCAATTTCGTGAGCATGCGCGGGCCTTAGTGGGTGAGTTGGTTGTGAAGCTCATCCGGCGAGAAGATGAACCCGGGATTGCGCGGGAGCGCTTGGAAAATCCAGACCGGCAGCGTCAGTTCGTGAATCCCGTGGCCGTGGCCGCGATGAAACTTCGAATGCAGCACCAGCATGTTCGCCATGCTGTCGACGAAGGTTTCAGGCCGCGACGGGTCGAACGACGACCAGTCGAAGCCGCGCACCTCGGCGACTTTGCAAAGGGCCCAAAGCAGCGACTGCCTCGCGTCGAAGGTATCGCCTGTTGGCTGATCGGTCTCGAGATCGATCACCGGCAGCCGCGAGATCTCGCCAGTCGCGATGCCCTTCACGGTGCGCCAATCGACCGCACCGCTGAACGCCCATTCGCACATGAGGTGGTGATATTCGACACCCTCGGTGTGCCCGCTGATCGCGCACGGCAGTTGCACGGCGTGCCCTTCGTGTTTCGTTTTTCGGAACACCACCGACTCGGTACGCGGCGGATGGTCCGGGTAGAAAACGTCCTCGGCAAGCGTGCGCCGCGTTTCATGGGTCTTCATGGTCGTCATAGGTCGCGCTCGCACAATGCGCGCTCTTCGGCGCGCCGTTTCACCAGGCCCGGTAGCGTGTCGCATACCGGCAGAGGCTTTTTCGTTTTCGGGTCGATAACGGTCCGGCAGTTCGCAAAGACCCACTGCGGCCGGCCGCTATCGGATTCGTTGATCGCGCGGCACGCGCCGCGCAGGTCGCCCGCGTTGAAGCGCTTCGCCGTCGTGCTGTTGCAGTAGGCATGCGCGCCGACGTTGTATGCAAAGCTCACGGCCGCCGCGAGCTGATACGGACGACCTCTCAGCCCCGGCGTGCAACGCAGCACGGGTTCGGCGTGCGCGATCAGTTGCGTTTCGAGTGACGAGCGACACTCGGCCTCGCTGTACGCCCGGCCGACGACGACATCGCGCGTGTCGCCCATGCACTTTGTCGGGATGCCGACCGGATCGAGATACCCGACCAGTTTGACGCCCTCGAACTTCGGGACGACGGAAAAAAGAAGGGCTGCCGCAGCAGCCCCCACAACACCAGCGAGTGTCTTCTTCGGTACGTTAGCCATCTAGCAATGCCCTCTTCCCCTTGTTTTTGATCAGGTAGTACGCCTGCAGCCCGATGTACGCGATCGTCGCGACGGCTACCCACCAGTTAATGTCGTGGCCGGTGAGCCACAACCAGAAGTTGCTTCCCACCGCCGGCGCTGCCTTGGCAGCGCTCACCGCGAGATCGTTCTTCATCAAGTCCCCGAAATGAAAAGCCACCCGAAGGTGGCAGTGAAATATTCTTGACGATCAGACCCATTGGGTCTAAATTGCTGGGTAGCGGTAGCGCATCCAGCGCAGCCCGACATCCCGAAAGGAATTGACCATGAAACTCGCTTTTCGCGTGCGTTCGACGCTCGCCTGCCCACATGCCCATCAAGTACACACCTCCCGGAACGCGGGATCTAGCGACGCTCAAGCACGAGCTGAACAAGACCGGCAAGCAGATGGCCGATCTATTCTGGCTGGCCGGCGATCATCAGTGGCGCAAGTACACCGGGGGGCAGTCGCCGCGGGAGCTGAGCCCTCACATGGCGTTCGTTGCAGCAGCGAAGCTCGAGCTCACGGGGGACGAGTTCGCTCGCGTCCTCGCGAAGATGGCGACCTTCGGCGCGCACGTCGAGGAGGCGCCCGATGGAGAGCAGCAGCCATAGCAATGGCGCTCGGATGCACTGCCGCCTTGACCGCGTGCGGAGGCGGTAGTGACGGGGGTGGCCAAACGGCCAAACCTACGACACATCAAGATCCCATGCCGGCACCCAGCACGCCGCATTCGAAGATCGTCAAGATCGCGATGTACGGCGACTCGACCGCATTCGGCACAACTCTGCTGAGTGGCGTCTATGTCCAGTCTCAGCACAATGAACCAGCATCGCTTCAGTTCGCACTTCAGAACAAGTACGGCCTTGCAGTAACGGTCGAAAATCGAGGCGTGCCGGGGTCCACCTGCGGACAATGGCTATGGGGGCAGAAAGATGTCCGACAAGCATGGACGGTCGAGATGGCGACATCGGATGCACAGATCGTAATGATGAATTGCGCGATCAACGACGCCTTCCTGCCGAACGAAACAGATCAGGACTTCCAATACGTCTATGGACAATTCGCGCAAATCGCCCGCCAATACGGGAAGACGTTCGTGATCCTCACGCCGAACCCGATCGATGATCCCCACAACGACCGGCTCGAAGAACTCGTTCGCAATCAGCATTACGTTGCTCAGGTCCAGCAGGTCAAGATCATCGACCAATGGAGCGTGATTCAGCAGGCGATGCCGAACTGGCGCGCCAGCTTGCCCGACCGGATTCACCCTAACGACGCACTCTACGAGTACATGGCGCAGATCACAGCAGCGGCCTTAGATAGCACTCTTGGCGGTTGACGCTCGCGAGGGGGAGGAATCGATATGGCAAAATGTGCCGAACTCCTTTGATTCCCCCCCGTGATGCACCGAAACAATTTCGATTTTTTGCGCCTGCTTGCGGCTCTACTGGTGGTCGTCGGACACGCATACGGCATCATGGCGCACGAACAGCCAACGTTACTCGGCCCGCAAATTTCGGTTCTAGGGCTGATCATCTTCTTCTCGATCAGCGGCTACCTCGTAACGAACAGTTGGAAAAGCGATCCCTCGCTAGGCAGGTTTCTTCTGAAGCGCGCACTTCGAATTTTCCCAGGACTGATCGCAGCGATTTCCGTAACGACATTCGTCATCGGCCCGATCGCATCCGACCTACCTTTGGCGTCATATCTGACGCAACGTGGCACCTATGCTTACCTCTTGAACGGTGCTCTTCGATACACCTATGGGCTGCCGGGCGTATTCGCTGACAATCCTATCTCGGGGGCAATGAACATCTCGCTCTGGAGCCTTCCTGTTGAATTTTCGCTCTATCTAGCGGTTCCAGTTATTGTTTTACTCGGTGCGCGTCGTTACGATGTTGCATTTTGGGCCGTGACGGTCGTATTGGCGATTTCCTCAATCTACCTCACGTACTACCAACATGGGCCGCATATAGTCATCTACGGCACCGACCTCACCGCCGCTTGCGGGATTGCATACTTCTTCACCGCCGGAGCCTATTTCGCAGCACACAAAGGCAAATTTAGCATGGTGGTCGCGTGCGCCCTGTTCGCGGCTTGGGCAATCGAGCCGAGGTTCTTCACTGGCATATTGCGATTTCCCATCGCAGTCACAGTCGCCTTCGCGATTCCATACATTATTTTGTCAATCGGCACGAAATCTTGGCCAATAATTCGACATACAGGAAGGCTCGGAGACCTATCTTACGGTATTTATCTGTATGCATTCCCTGTTCAGCAAATAATTGCACAAGGGGCTTTACGGAAGGCGTCCGTGAGCACTTCTATATGGCTGTCGTTATTGATCACCATCCCCCTCGCCCTTATATCATGGCATCTCATTGAGAAGCAGGCCATACGAGCAAAGGGAATGATTCTTAACCGTCTGTCGGGGATGGCATCCCCTGCCGAGCGAGCGCCGGTAGTGCGTTGAAGAATGACGCATACCGTGGATCGGACAAATCGACCCGCCCTTGATTCGGAAATGCACTACTGTCTTGCTCATTCGCAAATACAGCGGAAATTACCTTGTTATCTGCGTCGGAGAACTGTACAAACATGTCGGCTCCTCAAATTTCGTAACTGGCGACACTGATCGAGAACGTCGGGGTGCCTGCCGATGACGTTGCGCTGTAATAGAGGCTCTGCGACGTAGAAAGCGGCACGCCGCGGTAATTCGTTGAGATGCCGCCGGATGCGCTGACACTATTATTCAGGCCCTGAATCCCCGCACCAGAAGCTGTGGCATAGAGGCTCAACGATGAGTTTGGCGTCGATGAAGTCGACGACACGGACATCGTCCCAGAAGCTTTTCGCGCGTTCGGCGGAACCGCAGCGGAGATCGACAGCGCTGTAGGCGACGCCTGTGGAGTGCTAGTCGTCAGCACCGTGACATACGGAATCGAGATCTCCCGATCTGCCTGCACTGCCGCGACGAACTGCCCGCTCCCGTTCGTCGGCCAAACGCTTACGAGCGCCGATGCCGTGTAGCCGGCCGGCATATAGGCCCCCCCGTACACGCTCGGCGCCACAGCGCTTGTCGCATTCGTTGCGAGTAGCGCAGATGCCTGTGTGGTTGCGTTGTAGATCGCATAGAGCGCGACATACCCGCTCGTAGGTGCGGCGCCCGTGTCCATGCCGCCGGCGCCAGTCGTTGTTAGATTGATCGCCTTGTTGAATCCAGCAAGCCGGAAGAACGTGCCGCCGAGCACGGTTTCGACAACAACCTCGTCTGCAGTGTAGGTCGCTGACGCGCTTGCAGCCGACACATTCATGTAGGCGTTCCGGGCGGCACCTACGACACCGCCGGACACGCGCTGCATTGTGCCCGCGAAAGGCAATTGAGCACTGCCGCCCGTCGCAATCCATTGAGACGGCGGGATCACGAAAACAAGCAAGTTGTCGCCGGGACTGACGACAATACTTGCCGATCCCCCGTTGCAAAGGATCGAGTCAGTACCCGAACGCGTTACGGTTAATACCGCAGCCCCCGAGTTATTGATCAGGAACGCGCCTCCGGCCGCCATCGACGAACACGCGGGGAGCGAAAACGTAGACGGAGACCCACCCCAAAAATTGATGACTGAGCCGGCCTGAGAAGCCGTCAGCGTCTGACTCGACGTGTACGCATAAAACGCTTGGAAATTGCCGAGTTGCGACTTCTGAACCGCTTGCCCGCTCTGTGTCGCCGGCGCAGTCTGCATCGCAGCGCCAGTACACGACTCCAGCACATATGACGCGATGTCGGAGCGATAGACGAACAGCGCGCGCCCGTTCGCCACGAGTTCACCGCCTTGGAGCGCTTGATGCGCGGCGCCGACCACTGGGAGCGCTCCGATAACACCCGGGTTCGGAGTAAACGTAGTGGCACCAGTGTTGGAACTCTTGATCTTCACCCAGAACTGCTGATTGTCCACAACAGCCATTGGCGCGATCGGAAACGTGGCCTGCACCGTGTTCGCTGGCCCGGCGTCGATCCCATACTCGAGGTTGTTTGTGATCAGCGACTGCAGCAGCGAGGTGGGCAGGATCGGCGCGCCCGTGTACTGACTGATGTTGCCTGCAGTGATAGTAGACTGGCCGTAAGCGACCGTGACGACCCACAGGCCGACGCAGCCCGCGTCGACTGCCGGCGTAATCTGCGCTCCCGTCGCCGCAGCCACGCCCGGCTTAAGCGTCAGAATGACCTTGCCTGCGCGCGTCGTCATGCTCGGCTGGCCGTTGCCTCCAGGCCCATTGAACGCCTGCGAAGGATTCGACGCGTTGTAGAACGGCAGCACAATAGCGTTCGTGTCCACGTCAGAGTAGTTCGCTTCGATCAGGTAGTTGATCGAGTAACCAGCCGTCGTCGGCGCTGCGCATGCAAACGACTGCGCATCCAACGCGATGCCCTGTTTTACGATCTGGTGTGTCGTGTCGGCGGCAAGCGACGAATAAGCCGTGTTGTCGAGGTTCTGGAGTGAGTACAACTGCCCCGGCTGAACCTGAACACTCATCGATGCTGGCGCTGTCGGCACGCAGCCAAGGCCGGTCGCGAACGTCGACGTGCCAAGCATGTCACCGAGAACTTTCCCGAGCGCAACGAGCACGTTGCGGTTCGTGTTCAGAAGATCGGTTTCGAGGGGAACCTGACCCGAGTAGACAGTCTGACGATCCATTAAAAAGGGACTCCAGAAAAACAAAAAGCCCAGCGATTGCGGGGCTTTGAGGGGGACGCGGTCATGCACTGCGTCAGCTAGAGATACTGGTCCAGATAATCGTTCCGGCAGGCTTTACGCTGTCGATCGCCGCGTAAATGTCAGCGTCGGAAACGGTGTTTTGAATCAAAGAAAGATCGGCGTAAGAAGCACGAGAGGGTTGCCTATATCCACCGGGCGACGATCCATATCCGGCGATGTATGGAATGCCGGTGCCGATCGGCCTGTACGCAATGACAAATGCTTGGTAGTCGAGAAGAACGGACCCGTACGCACCCGCGACGCCATAGCCGATGTTCGGCGCGCCATATGCTCCCGTATCAGCAGGCCTCTGAGGCTCAATTACGACCGGCGTGCGCCCGGTCAGATCTTTCAAAACCTTGATGATCGCGTTGCGCGTTGCCCGCTCACGGAAGATATTGATGATGATTCGCGCGCGAAAGCTCGCATCCGTCTGGTTCGCGGCGCGCAACAGCGAAGCACCGAAGAAGTCTTGCGCTATGGCATCAAGAAAGCCGTCGGTCGCCGTGAGGATGCGCGTTTGCAAACCAACATAAGTGATGAACGAATATACGTACGAATGCGCGTTAGCAAGGCCGCTCACGATCGCGTCACGAATCGCATGAAACGACTCGAACCACGAAACCGGGATAAGGCGCGTGAGGCGCGCGAGAATGTCATTTTGATCGCCGGTAGCCATAGCGCCCTTAGACAATGACGAGCGTACCGCTCTTGATGATTTGCTGCGATGTTGCCGTCAGGTCAGATGTGCCGCCATTCAGAGTCACTGCGGTCACATTCGTTACAAGAGGTGACGCGTCGTATGCGATCTGAGCAAGTCGACTGAAGGGTAGCGACACGCCGATCGGCAATGCGTTGATGTACGCCTGAAGTGCAGTTGTCACGATAGCGATAACCGCATTGTGCGTCGCGGAATTTCCGGTCGTTGTCAACGCCATGCCGACGTTCGCCGTCTCGAGCGCCGGGGCGAACACCGCAAACGTGCTCGTCACCGGACGAACAGCATCGATCGCGTTATAGACGGAAGACAGGAACGACGAAGGCGGACTTCCGGAACCATCGTCGACGACGACATAGAAAAACCCCATGTTCGTCACGCCGCCATACGTCTGGTTCTCTGTGAACGAATAGCTCACGCCCTGCTGTATGCTCGTGATCGCGTAAGCAACCGCTCCCTTCGTGCCCTTCGATAGGCTCGCGATATACGCCTGAAACCGCGTCCGAAACACCGCATCCGCTTCCGCATCGGCTCCGTTCGTGAACGGGTTCGCGTTCGTTACGGTGTCGACGCCTGGAATCGCCTGCGAAAGCGTGTTCACCTGGTTGGCAAGCATATTCCCCGCAGCGCCAGCGACGGCCGCCTGAACGGTTGCGGTCACGCTGCTCGTTCCTGCGGGGATTACAATCGCGTTCAGCGCCGCGCTGTAGGCCGGGTTTGTCGTGTCGGCGATGACCGAATACTGCTGTGTCCCGTCTGCGCTCTGCACGAGCGTGCCGACTGCGATCACGGCTTGATTCGTTGCGGTGAATCTCGAGAACGTCACTTGCCCAGAAGCGTAGGCCGCAGGCAGACGTGTGAATCCGTAATCGGCCATCCACGAATCCAGATCGCTGCCGCTACACGTAGCTGCGCGCGTAATGCTCGCTAGGTAGAGAATCAGCCCCTGAAGCCACATCGCGATCGCGGCATTCGCCTCGAGAATCGCTCGAAGCACCGAGCCAACCGCGGTGTCGATCAGATTCGATGCAGCGCTCTGCACTGCTACAACCGCGTTCTCCACGACCTGCGTAAAGGTCTGCGTCTGGAAGGTCATTTCGTTTCGGGGCCCATAAAAAAAGCCGCCCGAGGGCGGCTTACGCGAAGACTGAGAGGTCGATCAGTTCGTAACGTCGAAGGCGAGAACCACGTTCCCGCCTCCGTCGGCGTCAACATATTGAATCGTCACCGACACTCCTCCAACTATTTGCAAAACGGATACTGCTGGCGGCGGCGTCCTCGCAACGGACGATTCGAGCAGCATCTGCGAGAGGATCACGGCGCGGATTTCATCGACGCCCGCGTTGCTGCCGACCATTCGTCGGACGCCAGCGCCGTAGTCGGGATGAAAGATGTAATCGCCTGGCGCGATCACGTTGCCCGCAGAATCCTTCAATGCCGGGTTGGTCAGCAAGCGCCGCAGCACGCGCTGCTGCCCGCGCAAGCCGCCACTAGCAAGACCAAGGTCACCGCCACTTGACGCGACGAGGTCGTTCCCGAAGTAGTGGTTGAGATCGTTGAGCATTAGCCGCCCTTCACGGTGCTGGTCAGATGTGCGCTGCTCATCTGTTGGTTTGGCGCCTCAGAAACGCCGCCCTGTGGATCGTTGTGCGTGTGTCCGTTGAACAGCGACATAAAGGCGGACGTGACAAATGCGAGAAGCGTCTGACCAGCGGCCCCGAGCTGAATAGACGGCGCCGTTACGCTGGCCGCTCCGCCAGCATTGACGGCGACGTTGCCAGTCGCTTGGATGTTGATCGTCGGGCCACTCACATCGACTTCAGCCTGCCCGTTGACGCCGACCTTTCCGTCGTTCGTCAGGCGTATATAGCTTCCGCTCTGATGCACCATGCGAATTTCGCCGACCGCCGAGGAAGGCGGCCGCTCCGAATCGTTGTAGAGATAGCCCGAGACAATCCATGCATCGTTGAAACCGTCGATCGGATCGACGACTACAAGCTGGTCGACCGTCGGCAGCGACGCGAGCCCCCAGCCGCTACCAACCCATTGCGATTTCACGGGAATCCATCCGGTCATAATGCGGTCTGGCTGGAGCTCGACTTTTACGCTGTACGAATTCGGGTCGACGCTCTTGACTAGCGCATAGCGCGAATGCGCCGTATTGCCGCGCTCCATCGCAGCTTGACCACGAACTGCGCTCGCGAGCGCTTTCAGATGGAGGCTCATGGTGTTGGCACGCTCTCGACGCTATGGTTCTTGGCCGACAGCGTCATCCGGTACCCGTCACGAATGCTCATGGTACGGATAATGCTGTCCGGGTAGTAGATCTGATCGAATGCCGTCCCAGTCCCTGTGACGCTCACGAGCGTGCGCGGCGTCAGGATGTTGTCGGCGGGCATGTTTGCCCGGAAGCGCATCTCATGCTTCGAGATATCTTGCAAGAGCGCATTCGCGCGTGCTTGCGCCTCCGCTTGCGTCAGGTTCGGGATGAAGTACGAATAGACCTGCGGCTGTCCGTACGGGAGCTGGGCGTTTCGGATGACCTTGTTCTTGTTGTGCTGGGCTTTCGCGGTCACCGTGAACCCCTTCTTCTGCTTCGCGTTGAAACTGCGTACGATCACGCTCACATCCTTCGCGATCGTCAAGTTTCGGCTGAAGTCAATGTCGATGACGTTCGCCATCGGCGACGCCGATGGCCCCGTCGGGTCCTTCCACTGTATGACGTACGTGTTCGCCTTCGATGGATCGGCGAGCGGCTGGAAATACAGAGTTGTCCCCTCGACATAGCACGCGAAGTTCTCTTTGTGAGCGAGCCACGTCAGCAGGTCCCACTCAGGCCGGCTATCCGATACTCGAACGTGGTCGATCTGGTAGTAGGTGCCGATCGGCGTCGTTGTTGCTTGCACAACGGCCGTCATGTTATGGCGCTGCGCTAGGATCTGCGCTACCTGAGACGACGTCTTGTTGCTGAATTGCTCGGCTGTTTTGGCGTCGAGAAATTGGCTCGTATAGTCGCGCCCGGAGAGTTCGATGACGCCGTCCGCGGGCCGGAACTGAACCTCATCAACGCGGCCGATGATCAGGCTTTTCAGCGCGCTCGAATCGTAATTTTGCGGGTCCGCCGGAAACCCTGCGAACAGTTCGAGAGTGAGGTCCGCTTGCGACAGTAGCCATGCCTTGTTCCTGTCGAGCGGCAACCAGTTCGCGGCAAAATTCGCGCGGAACGTGTCCGCCTGATAGAAGCCGTTGTTGTCGACCTCGAAATCGATCCACGCATCAATTGGTACTCCGTTCAACTTCACGACGCCCCGCGGCTGCCGCGAGACGCCGATGGGCGAAATGGTGTTGAGCATTCAATTAGGACTGGAGGATGCCTCCGGATATGTTCGGGGCCGGAGGGATAGTCAGGGTATTGATCCCGGAGAGAGACGGATCGGTCAGGCCGTTCGCATTCGCGATGTACGTCCATGCGGACGGATCGTCGTAGTGCTTGGATGCCAGCGTGAAGAGATCGCCGCCGCCGATCGTCTCAGTCTTGTTTGCGGAGAAGACCGATGAGACGTTCGCTTGCACTCGACCAATCAGCTTGTCGAGGTTGAAGAGCGTCGTTGACGACTGCACCGAACTGATCGTCGACAGCAGGGAACTCGCCTGCGTACCTAACCCGATACCGACGGAGATCTTCCCGAGGAGGCCCTGCGCCGCAGTGAGCGCGTCGAACTGCGTCCGCAACGATGTGATCTGCCCGCGAATCTGGTTGATGGGCTGCAAGACGCCATTCACGACCGATCGAGTCGCCCCTACGAACGAATTGACCGACGAGATGGCCGACTGCAGCGTGCCGAAAGCGCTCGTCAGGCTCGGGATTCCGAGGGCAGAAACGAGGCTGCTCGCCCCGGCCATGTCAGACGCGACAGCATCGTCGATGGTCGGCAGCGCGATCGTCGTGATCGCGTTCGTGTTGTTCTGCACGACCTCGAGCGTGATCGTGTATGGGACGAGATAGAAGCGCTCGTAAACCGGCTTGAAGTGCTCAATCAAGACGATGTAGGAGAACTCGCCCCACGTCAGCACCAGTTGGTTGCCGGCTACGCGGAGCCCGTCGATGTAGCGAGCTCGATCCGACGCGGTCGCACCTCGGAAGGTGCCCGACCACTCGAGAGGGTCCTCGTCGGCGCCAATCGCATCGACGACACGCTGACCGCCGACCAGTTTATGAACAGCGAGCGACTGGCGGCCGCCGAATGGAATGCGCTCGGGGACCTCCGTATCTGCAAAGACAAAATCTCCGAGCTGAACAACGGTATCAGGTGTCATCGGAATGGGTATGGTGAGCCGACGGCCGGCATCGTCTGCCGCGTATCGACTGCGCCAGTTCCAACCGGCGCATTCATTGAGCCGACGATGTACTTGGCTGCGCTATCGGCGATGACGCGACCGTCGAGAAGCGTCTGATGCTGGAGATGAACGACCGACTGCTGCCGCGGGCCGATGTTCGGGCCATTAGTGGTTGCGCCAGAATCGACCGCCGCGAGACGAGCTGCTGCGCTTGCTGTGAGCTTGACGCCGCCGTCGGTCTTGTAGCTATCGATCTCCTTCTGTGAGATCGGGCTGAACGCATACGCTGCCGCGGCGAGCGTGCCCAGCGCGAGGACAACGATGCCGAGCGGGCTGACGAGCGCAGCAAGGGCGCCCGAAAGCGCCGTCGTCGCGGTTCCCGCGAGCGCGCCAGCGAGTCGGATGATGCCACCGATGCCGCCTATAGCGCCCATCGCAAGCGCGCGACCGAGAATCAGCAGCCCCCGCGCGAGAAGCGCGAAAGGCCCGAGCAGCCCCCGAACGATGCCGCCGAGGAACACCAAGCCGTTGCCGACCGGCCGCAGCGCCATCAATGCCAGGCGTGAACCCTGCGCGATGCGCACCATCGTTGATCCCACGCGCGTGAATGCGATTGCCGTCGACAGCGCCCGGAATGCCCCACCGAGAAGAAGCACTTCGCCCGCGATTATGGTGACCATCGACAAAAAGGCGAAGCCGCCGACCGCGAACTTCGTCAGCTTGGGATGACCTTCGGCAAACTTCGTCACGCGCTCGATTGCGCCGCCAAGGAACGTCAGTCCCCTGTTGAGCATATCCAGCAAGCCACCATCTCTGCCGATCGTCAGTTGCAGGTCTTCGATCTTCTTCTCGAACCGGCGTTGGGCCTGCAGTTTCTGGTTGGCCGGATCATTGACGACCTGCGACGCCCCTTGCGCCTTGTCGTATGCGTGCAGCGATTCCTCGATCACTGACATCTGCGACATGAGCTTGTTGTAAATCTTCGCGCCATTCGTACCGAACAAGATCGAGTTTTCGCGTTCGCGGTCGATCTGCGTCTTGATGCCGGCCTTCTCGTAGCGCCGCATGATGTCCTGCACGTACCCGATAACGTCGGACGCCTGTAGGCGCGCCAGTGCGTCAGTCTGCTCCATGCCCGTCGCGTCACGCGCCATTCCAAGGCGCTTCAACTCGCGGCGAACATTTTTCGGAACGAGGGCCATCGTGCCGTTGACGCGGTTGTAAGCCGTTCGCATCCCAGTGCCGACCGTGCTGCCGCCGAGTTCGCCGATAATCGGCTCGAGGCCGCCGAACACCGTGCGAAGCAACTGCTGATTCGATGCACTGCTTCCGTATGCAAAAAACTGCTTGAGGTGCCGCTCATCGACCATGCCGCCGCTAGACTGCGATGCCTTGAATACTCCGTCGGCAATCTCTTGCGCACGCTTCGTATCGCCGAGCCCCCCCATCATTTCGATGGTTTTGTTGAGGTTGCGCATCGCGCCCTCGGCTTTGGCGTGCGATTTATCATCAAGCGTCGCCATTGCGACCTCGTATGTCGCAAGCACCGGGGTCATCGTCTTCGCGGCATCTAGGGCCTTGAGTCCAGACATGCCGGATTCGCGGAAAGAACCCTGAGCCTCCGAAAAGAGGCGCATTCGGTCGAGCATCGACGTGCCGATGACCTCGTTCGCTTGCACGAACTTTTTCGCATCCTGAATCTGTGCATCGCCGAGCCCCATCTGGCGCATCTTGGCGACGTACTTCTCGTACTGGGTCGCCTTGTCGAGGGGCGTCTCCAGAACCTTCAGGCCAAAAATGCCGGTCGCGGTCAGCGCCCCGCCCGCGAGCATCAATCGTTTGATACTCTTGAGCCGGTCCTCGAGTTGAGCGGCGCTCTTGCCGCTCGCGAGAAAATGTGAAGACAGCGCGGCAAGCCCGCGGCTCACGCCATCGACAAGCGAAAGCTTGACGGCGATTTTGTAGGCTTCGAACGCCATGAGAAAAATTTCCCTGTTTTCCGCGCGCGAATGGCTCGCAGACAAGACACACTTCGCGCAATACCCGAAGCCCCGGATTCACCCGGTACGGCGCGTGTCGGCCGCCGACAATCAGCCGCTACGGTTCGTATGGAAGAACCCGATGCCAGGCTTTCTCCGGCTCACGATGGGGCTGATGGGACTTTTCTGGATGGTCGTGTTCGGCGTGGTGATCGCCGTGACGGTCGTCTTCTTCGCTGGCGCAATTTGGGGAACGATTACCGGGTAACCGTCGCGGACTCGTAGTCTGCGATCAGACCGGCCGGCATCGAGCCGCCGTCGAGCAGCCCGCTCACGAGAGCACCTATCAGCACGCGCCGGATCACCGGCTCGGCAAGCACGGCAGCGGGCCCGAGAACTGGGCGCGGCGGGATCGGATGCGCCGCATTGGCGGTGCCAAGTTCCTGATAGACCAGCTTGTCGCTGGTTGATCCGATCTCGGCCTCAAGACCGCGGACACGGCGGCTGATCGAGTCGCGCATTTCCCCGGTACGGAGCAGCGGCTCGTCTTCCGGAAAGCCATTGCGCACGCGGTCATCCTTCGTCGCTTCCGCGAGCGGGGCCCATGCGTCGAATGGTCCGACCGCCGGCTGGTACTGGCCGATTTCCGCTTTCGCAGTGCGCTCGATGTGCGCGGCGACGCGGTCAAGACCTGCATGCATGCGCAGCAGAATCCCGCCGTCGAGCCGGATAAGGTGCGCAGCGAACGCGGTCAGGCTGTTGAACTCCCTCACGTGTTCTGCTCCTCAAACTTCATCGTGCCGAGGTTGAACTTGTTGCCATGGAACTCGGACATGATGATCGACCAAGCAGCACGGTCGACATCACTCAGCGAGAACGCGACGTCGAAGTCCACCCCGTTATGGACGAGCCAGAGCGCCTCACGAAGCGGAACGTTCGTCAGCTTTTTTTTAGCGTCTCGCGATCGGCGTCCGGATCGGGAGCCGCGAACTTCTCGCTCACGGCTGAGATCACTGCCTCGATGCCGTCTTCGTCGAGCCGCTTAATCAGTGCCTTGACCTCGAGCTTCGTGTTCGGCGTCGACACGGCCTCGCCATCGATCGACGCGACATAGATCAGCGGAAGCACCATCGACATATAGACCGGGTTCTTCGCGCTCTCGCCGCCGACCGCATCGATGATCGCGTATTGCGCCAGCACTCCCGGCTTGCGCAGAGCGATCTTGCGGCCGCGCGAATCCTCGATCGTGACCTCCTGCCCGGTCTGCCGCATGACGGCTTGCGTGGGCGTTTCGACGTTGCTCTGCGCAGCGCCCGGGCTGATGGTCGTGTCCTTGATCGTGGTCGTCGTCATTGCTGTTCCTCTTCTGGTTGCGCGAGTGCGCGGTATTCGGGGAGGGAATGGGCCGCACGAACGGCGGCCCCGGAGTGTTACGCGATCTGGATGCGGCGCGAGCAAACGAACGACACCGCCTGCTTCACGGTCGAGTCGCCCTTCCAACCGCCTGCGTCGTCGTACTTCAGCAGCACGCCGAGATAGCGGAACTGGCTGATGCTGCCGTTCGCTTCCTGAATCGACTCGGTGATCGTCACGGACTGCTCGCCGATGCCCGAAAAGAAGTTCTGTTCGAGTTGGGAGAAGTACTGGTCGAGCGTCGCGTCTTGGCGCTCGACGTTGAACTTGCCCTTCCAGCCATCGAAGAAGCGGACGAAGCGCGTGATGCCGTCGATCCCCTTCACCTTTACTTCCGTCGACTCTTGGTTCGACGTGAACTCGGTGATCAAGTTGATCTGCAGCGGCCCGCTGCCCGTCACGATGTCTAGCGAGATGTCACGCCCGACGGAAAAGTTGTTGATGCTCATTCGGTTCCCGTAAACGAGACGAGCCCGCACGGCGCGGGCTCAAGGGTTGCGGTCAGGATCAGGCGAGAGCTGTCGATTGGCGCACGATCTGCACCGACTGGCCGCCTTCCACGTTGATAAGGAACTTCTCGATCACCGACAGGTACTGCACCTTCACGTCGGCCTGCATGTAGCCGAGTGCGACGCGGCTTTGCGGGTTGTTCCCAGCGTCGAGCTGCACGCTATACGGCACCGTGCCGAGGCTGTTCCCGATCATGCCCTGCCCCCACATGTTGTCGAGGGATGTGCTGATCGTGCTTCGCGCCTGGCGCTGCACCGTGAGGCTTTGAAGCTGACCGACGAACTTCCCCATACCCGCGTTGAGCGAGTACGCGATGTAGTTCGTCATCCGCGTGTAGTTGTCGCCGTTGATGACCGCGTTCGACGAACTGTTGTGGCCGAAGCGTGCGCCGAAGTAGCTGCCGCCCGGCACCGGATTCGTGACGACGTCGATGCCCGCCTGCCCGAGCGACTGCAGTTCGGCCGCGCTGTAGGTCTGGTTCAGGATCGACTTCTGCGTCGCCACGACGCCATACAGCGGCTTGTTCAGCGAGCTGTTTTGCGGCGAGAGGTTCGCGAGCAAGCCTGCGATGAATCCCTGCGGAGAGATCACACGGGTCACGCCGTTGACCGTGTCGAGGAAGTACACCCAGTCGCCGAACAGCAGCTTGAACGCGTATGAGTCGATGCCTGCGGTCGCTTTCGCGGCCGTGGCGTTCGCGATCGTGTCGCCGGCCGGCCCGGTGCCGATCATGTACACCCCCTCGGACAGACCGAAAGCGACCTGCGTCGCCCACGTGGTCGAGTCGTCGCAGTCGACGAGCGCCGCGATCGACGTGAACGTATTCCGGAGGCAATACATGCCCTTGCGCGGAACCGTGTCGACGCCGACTAGCGTCGTGCCGGTGATCGTCGTCGCGCCGTCGGTGCCACCGACCATCGTCGTCGTGCCTGCTGTCGCTGCACCCGGGATGTTGTCGAACACTTCCGGCGTCAGACCCGGCAGCGCAATCGTGACCTTCGTCGTGTTGGCCGCCGAACCGGCGCTCGTCGTGACCTGCACGTTGTTGCCGAGCGAGCCGGTGTACTTCGCGGTCACGGTGACGATCGTGGTCGACGACGACGCGACCGCCAAATTCGACGCTCCGCGCATCACCGAGAGACCGTTGTTGATGGCAGCGGCGATCGCAGTCGCGACTGCGGCGGTACCGGCCGTGATCGTCGTACTCGCCGCGACGTCCGTGCCGTCCGTCACTCGGACGCAACGGAAGTTGTTCGCGCCCTGCAGCACGGCCGCGGCGACAAACGTGCCCATGTCGTACTTGCGCGCCTGAATCGCCCCGAACTTCTGCGCATAGTCGGCCATCGAGCCGACCGTCGTCGGGCTGTTCACCGGCCCCCACGTCGCCGTGCCGACGGCGCCGAGGATGTTCGTCGGCAGACCGTTGAGCAGTGCGACGCTCGGCGGCACGATCTGAACATAGACGTCCGGAACGATCAGCGCCGTCGTGTTGATCGACCCTGCTTGAACCACAGGCATATAGCGTTCTCCAATGAAAAAAGCCCGCTCAGTGGCGGGCTATGCGTGTCTTGCGGGGGAGCGGGCGGTTACGGCGCTTTCTTGGCGCTGCGGCTTCTCGGCGCGGTCGTATCGACCGGATCGGGGACGTTCACCTTCACTACGCGCTCGGCGTGTTCGGAGGCGAGTACTTCGTCGACGAACGCGGGGTCAGCGATCAGGTCGCCCTTCTCCCACGTGCCGAATGCGTGCGTGACAACGAGTCCAAGCATGGAAACCTCGGTTATTCGTAGGTGGTGAAGACCGGCGACGAGCCGTCGACGCCGGAGACTTGCGGCGTCACGTTCAGTTGCTCGACAGCGATCTGCGCGGCTTGCTGCATAATCGTGGTCGCGAAGTCCACCGAGTAGAGGACGTCGCGCCGGTAAGCCGTCGATTTCGCGAGACGGTCGGTGTCGTAGCTGTTCGAAAAGACGAAGCGCGCCCCGAAACCGTCCGGCATAGACAGAAACCGCAGGTCGGAGAGCAGCGCATCGAAGGCCGTCGCGACGTGGATGCGGGTGTCCGGAGACGGCGCCCATACGGTGACCTGCACCGAATGCTCTTGACTGCGCACGACGCGCGCGATGGTCCCGGACGCACTGATGCGCGCGGCCGCGATGCGCGCCGAGTTCGGCAGCGCGATCACGGCGCCGGAACTTGTTGTTCCGGGGATCTGCGCCGCGATCAGCGTTGCGAGTGCGGCCGCGATGCTGTTGAGCGTGTCCGACGCTTGCGCTGCATAGACGAAGGGCGCACCATTCGCGATGACCGCGACTGTTTGCGGCGTCGCGACCGTGCCGCTGATCGTGATCGCGTTGCCGTTGACGGATGCGGCGAGCGTCTGTGCCGGCGCCGCCGTCGTTTTCCAGTCGCCCGAGTAGCGTGTCGTGTTACGCCCGGTCGGGTGCGGAAAGATCGAGACATGCGCAATGCCTGCTGCCATATCCGCGTCGAGCGACGCCGGATCGGGCCAGCCCGGATAGACCTTCACGGGAAGCCCCGCGGCGGACGGCGCGCCCGTTCCGTTCGGATAGATGAACCCGCCGATCAGCCCCGCAAGCACGTTGCCGACGTCGGAAAGATCAGCCATCGTTCAGCGCACCCCGCACGTTGACCTTCGGAAACGCGAACGTGATGCGCGCCTCGGCGACCGCGCCGCAACCGTCGAGCGACCAGTCGATGCGCGTGATGCTGCTCATGTCCATCGGCTTGCCGGCGGCGTCGAACACCTTCGTGCCGAGCGCGGTACCGTCGCTTTCGATCGTGATCTGCTTGGGTTCCATCAGAGCTCCAGAAGCTTGCAGAGGGCCGAGTAGCCGAACGCATTCGGGTAGGCGCCCATGACCTCGAACCGCCGCCCGAGGTCGTCGACGATCACGTCGCGCTCGCTCATGAGGCTCGGGTTTGTCGAGCGGTAGAAAATGCGCCATTCCGTCGTCGAAACGTCCGTCGGCAGGCCGGCTGGGTTCGCGGCCTTGCTCTTGACGAGCTGGATCGACGCCGAGATTCCGGTCGCGATCTGCGCCTGCTGCGCCGGCGTAGTGCCGCCATAGCCGATCGTGCCGACACCGGTCTGCGCCGCCTGGCGGAAGATCGAGATCGTCCGGTTGTAAATGGCATCCGTCATACGAACTCCATCGGCCGGAGCGGCGACAGCGACCGCTTCGTGTCGTCGTCGAATACCGTGTTGGCGAAGCGTTCGATCTCGGTATCACCCGCGCGGTACGTCTTCACGCCCCCGGCGAACAGAGACGAATTCGAAGCAGCCGTGATCAATGACGCGCACGCGCTTTTCACGGCGCCCGGCAGGCTCGCGTAGCTGTAGCCAGCGACGTAGTGCACGCGCACCTCGCTGTAGTACGCGAGGTACACGCTCGACGGCAACCAGAACTGGCCGGTGCCGCGATCGAGCGAGCCGACCGTCGGGTCGAAGACCTCCCACAGCGGCGGACCGCCGAACTGCGTGAGAGACGCGAGCAGGTTGTAGTCGTCCATCAGCGATGCACCAGCGTCGCCGCGGCGCCCGTAGCCGAACCGGCCAGCGCCGCCGATCACTCGGAACACCGGCGTGTTCTGGAGGCGCACGACGGGCCGCTGCGTCGGGACATAGCACTGCTGCGTGATGACCATCCCGAACTCGAGTGTGGCGCCCTGCGCGTGCGCGAACTGCACATTGCGCAGGCGCACCGTATTGCCGACGATCCCGTCGATGACTACAGCCTCGCAGGCGGTCGTGCTGGCTCGGTCGAGCAAGACCACGTCCCCCGCCTGCACGTCGAGTTGCGCCGCCGGCATCGGCAGCGACACGGGCACATCGTTGCCTGGCGCGATCGCCGCGGAGAGCGCGAAACTGACATCGGCGTTCTTCGCAGCCATATAAGCCGGCACGCCGTTCGCGTCGGGCGCCCACAGCAGCCCATCGGGCCGCTGCAGGAAAGCGTCGATCAGGGTCGACGCCTGCGTAACCTGAGCGGCGGTCGCGTTCGGCACGCCGTAGGTCGCGAAGTCCGCCGATTGCAGGTACTGGGATGGCATGGCTTACACGCGGTAGAGCGCGACGCCGACGCTGCCGACGGTCGCGGATTTGACGACCCGGTAGACGCCGGGCGCGGTGAGCACGGCCGCCGGGACGGTCGGTGTCAGTTGCGGCGCGATCGCGGCCGGCACGTTTTGCCAGTTGCCGCTCGCGTCCTGAATCTGAACGGTCGCCGTTTCGGACGAAGCGAGGCCGCCCGCGACGATCGTGCACAGGCCGTCGGCGACGGATTGCTGAAACGGGTTCGAATTTGCCGATCCCGTCTGCGCTCCGATGAGGATCTGCAGGGCGACGCTCATGCCGCGATGCCTTGCGGGACGATCAGTGGCGAGCGCGAGGCGACGCCTTGATCGACTAGGTAGCGGCCGAGCTCGGCCGTAACGTCAGCGATGCCCTCCACGAAGACCGTCGCGAACATCTTCGGGCGGCCGTCCGCCTCGCAGAAGTCCGAAGTCGGGAACTCGCGCCCCGGCTGGGAATAGATGGTGTGCTTGCCCTTGCCGCCCGGCAGGTAGATCTTCATGCTCTCGTCCTCACGCAATGAAAAAAGGGCCGCCGGCTGGCGACCCTTGATGTGCGGGCAACGTTTCGCCCTGCGTTGTACACGCACATGCCCTCCTCACATGCGTTAGCGCGCTAGGCGCGATTACGGCCGCTGAACCGCGAGGACCGTGTGCGCGTAGCTCGCACCCTTGAAGATCACCGCGTCGAACTTCACGCCAACGAACTGGCCGGCAAGATTGCCGGTGAGGCCGAGTTGGAACAGGCGCGGGTTCTTGTTGAACTCGCGGCCCGAGATCACCGGAATCTCGACGTCCTTCTCGCTCATGATGACGGCGTAGTAGTTCTTGTTGCCGGCCGGGGGCGCCGAGAAGCCGTACTTCGCCGCGGTGTCGGCCGGCATGAACGGATCGCCGATCAGCGGCAGCTTGCCCGCCTGCGTCGAGATCGCCGTGACCGTCACGCCTGCGGTGACTTCCATGCTGTCGAGCGTGATGCGCGAGGCCTTCGCTTCTTGGTCGATGTAGTCGGCAAGTACCGGGTTCAGATAGACCGCCGTCGGACGCACGACGTACGTCACGTTCGCGACCATCGCTGCTACCTGCGCCTTGAGTGCGTCGATGATCGACGCGCCCGGCGCAACCGTGGCAGTCTGCGTGATCTGCGCGAGGCCGCCCATCCATTCGAGCGTGGTCGGTGCGCTCAGCGACGTGTCGGTGCCGACCCACAGCATCGACGCGCGCTTGATCTCGATCGCGTTGATGATATCGTCGACGTCTCTCGCGACGACCGACGCGAACTGGCCTTGCTGCTCGGTCACGTCCTTGTCGAACAGCGAGAGGTTCGACTGGTTCGTGACGGCCTTGATGAACGCCGGGCGTTCGACGCGGGTCGGGCCGGTCGCCGTCGACGACAGGTTGCGCGGGTCGACCGCGGCAGCCTGGCCGATCGCGGTCTGTTCGAAGTAGCGATGCGGGTGCCCGGTAGCCGGAACCTGCTCGATACGGTTGAGCGCAACGGACGTGCGACGGACGACGTCCATGATCTCGCGCTCGAAGATCGGGATTTCGATCGCGCCGGTGCCGAGGTAATCGGCTGCGGCGCTGAGATCCATCATCTGAGCCTGGCCTGCTGCCATTCTGTACTCTCCAAAAGGAAAGGGCCGCTCATTGGCGGCCCTTCGTGGTGCTGTGATGTGATGTGCGGCGCTACGCCGCGCGCGAGATGCGCGTTACTGCTTGCCGACCGGCAGGATGCCGCTGTGCATCAGTTTCAGCTTGGCGGTCATCGCCGCATGGCCCGTGATGCCGGCCGCCTCGAGCGTCTTGTCGACCTCGGAGACGGTCAGCGTGCCCTTCTCGGCTTGGTCGGTCAGGCCGGCCTTCGCGAGCAGCGTCTTCATCTCGGGCGACAGCGTCTTGCGCTCCGGCTCGCGCGCGCCGTTGAATGCGGCCGCCTTCAGATCGGTGACGACCGTCGTCATGCTCGCGACCGACGCCGCCAGTTCGGCGATCTGCTTCGCGGTCGCATCGTCGGCCTTCGCGCCCTTGTCGGCACCGACGGCAGCGCCTGCACCCGCAGCACCGGCCGCGCCAGCCTCCATCACGCGCGACAGGTAGTCGTGGTCGCGGTAGATGTGCGGGATGTTTCCCATCGCCGCCTCGGCTTCCATGCTCGCCGCCATGTGGCGCAGCACGTTCGCGTGGCCGCTCGTCGAATGCGTGCCGATGCCGGCCGCTTCCATCGACGCGGCGCACGAGCGCAGCGATTCGGCGTGCGGGCGCACCTTGTCACGCGCGGCGGCGGCCTCGATCGCTTTTTCGTTCAACTTCGACACGGCTTCGCTGGTCGCGGCCTGGCTGGCGGCGATCTCCGTCACTTTCGTGGTCAGCGCGCCGACCGCTTCCATCAGTTGCTTGAGTTCTTCCATCGTGGGTTCCTGATTGGCCCTTGCGGCCTCGAGGGAGGTTGTGGTGTAGGCGGCCTTGTCCTTCAGCAGCACAGCGGCGCCAGTGAAAACGATCCGATCAACGTGCCAAGTCTCGGCGTTGACGTCTCGAATAGCCGCCTTGGCCTCGTAGGAGAAGCCGAGCCGGTCCTTCTTCGCCTTGATTTCGGCGGTTTCGTTCGGGAAGTCGTTGGCGTAGAAGAAGCCCCCGATCCGTAGTGCGCTGCCGTCGATGTACGCCTCTGTGATCAGGCCGATCTTCGCCGTCTTGTCGTGCCCGTCGAAGTTCGGCGTGAAATCCACGCACATGCCGAGCAAACTGCCGAGCGCCGCCTCGGCGACCTCGGCGGGGATGAACGTGCGATGCCCGTCGGAACCGCCCGGCGGGTTGTCGGACGGCTCGTCGACCCGCGTCAGGACGCCGGTGAACGGCATCTTGTTCGGGTGATCCGGGTCCGGCACCGCGATCGACATCGCCGCCAGTTCGTACTGCGCGCAGATCTCGACCGATGCGCTGACGTCGGCTTTCCAGCCTTTCGTGCTCATGCCGATCTGGTGCGCGCGGCGCTTGATGCGCTCGCGCGCGGTGCGCCGCTCGTCGGGCGTGAGCCCTTGCGTGCGGTCGACCATGTCCCATGCTTCGCGCACGTGGTCACGATCGCGGATCGGCAGTTCCCGCTTGCCCGGGACGGCGAAGGCATCAGCAGGCAGACGCGCGCGCTCGGCCGTGGTGAGTTTCGCCATGTGCGCCCCTTAGAAGAGGCGCTTCATGTCGTCGACGAGTTCCTGCACGTCGGCGTGCGCGGCGTCGAGAACGTGCTGCTCGATCGACGTGAGCATGTGCCGGAACTCGGCGAGCTTCACGTGGATGCGATTCATCACGCTTTGGCTCGCCGTATCGCCTGCCGTCTCGGCGCTGGTGAGGAGATTCGACACATGCCCGGCGAGCGTGGTCGCGATGAACATGCTCGCCACGGTCTTGTCGCCCCCTTCGGCCGCGAAATCGAGCCCCGCAACTGGCGCGCGCGAGGCCGTTGCGGCGCCGTCCTGCTTCGCCGCGTCGTCGACCGGCAGCTTCGGGGGGGCGCCGGCGTCCGCAGGCATCTTCCGGTCGCCCTCGGGCAACTTGCTGGCCGCGCCCGTGTTCAGGTCGACATCCTTCCCGTCGCCGGCGCCGCCCTGCGCCTGCTTCGTCTGCGCCGTCGGTGCGTTCGATTGCTTTGCCATGTCTGTCCAGTGAGGTTGAGCGGCGCGCGCGTTACAGCGCGGCCTTGATCGCGGCGATTGCCGTGTCGGCCGCCGAGTCGCCCGTCGCGGCGAGCGCGTTCAGACGGTTGCGCAGATCGGCGGCTGCGACCTCGGCCGCCTGAATCAGGCCGGCTACCTGCGGGTTCTTCGACTGCTCGAGCGCAATGCGCCGGGCCGTGAGGGTGCTTTGGTTCGTTGCCATCGTGGCTCCTTACGCGGTGATGATCACGTCGATCGTGCCAGCCGTGAGCGTGTTCGCAGCGAGGCGCGGGTTCAGCGTGACGGTGAAACCGGACTGCGTCTTGGCCGACACGAACCAGGTCGCGTCCTGCCCCGGGTTGACAGCGACGGCATAGTTCGGCGGCAGGGACAGGCCTGTGACGGCGACCGTCACAGCCGCGCCAGCACCGGCGCCAGCAACGTTCGCGACGCCGATCAGCGAGCCGAGCACGGCTCGGTCGTTCAACTGCGGCTTCGCACCGGCCGGCGCCGATACGGTATGAGAATCGAAGCTCATTGACGCTCCAGAAAGCAAAAGGCCGCGTGATGCGCGGCCAATGCGGGTTGATAAGGTGATGCTCAGTGCGCGCTCGCGAACGCCTCGTCGGTCAATTCGCCCGTCAGTTCTTCGTATAGCGCGCGCGGGATTTGGCGCACCATGCGCTCGGTCGGGTACTTCTCGAAGTGGTGTTCGACGAAGATTGAATCGCGCGCTTCGGCGAAAACGCGCAGGCTCGCTGCGAGCGCGCGCTGATGCGTGTGCGCTGTCGTGCACGCGCCGCGGTAGACGGCCGCCGCGATCGCCTCGCAGCGGTCTCGGTTCAGTTCGACCCAATCGGGCGGGTTGGTCATGTGACGCTCCTGAGCACGTCGGGCGAAATGTAGATGTGGCTCAGCGCGCGAGGCAGATTGACGACGACCTCGACGACGTCCCCGTCGGTCGACGCACTGATCAGCGTCGCGCACGGCGGCATGTGCTTCGCGAGCACCGCAACCTCATCGTCTGTCAACGGTCTGGATTCGGCCATAGAGCCCTCAGAACGACGTCGGCTGTGCGATGGCGCGCGTCAGCGCCATCAAACCGAGTTGCAGTTGCGTTTCCGCGATGTCGACCCAGCGCTGATCGATCCCGGGCGACGTGCGCAGGTTCACGATCAGCTCGTGCAGCTTCTCGCCGCGGTGCTTCACATCGTTCATCAGCGAGATCTCGCCGGCCGTCAGGTCGCGATAGCCCTTGATCTGCTTGTGCTGGTTGTCCATCAATCCCCCTTCAGGCACGCCAGTTCGGCGCACAACGTGTTTGACCGCTCGCACTCTTCGGCATAAGCGGCCCGCGTGCGCTCCAATTCGACGCGAGCGGCTCGAACCGAATCCAGTGCAGGACTCCAGCCCGGATGCGGGCGCGGCACGTAAGCATCGGCGCCAAACGCCAACGCGCGACAGTGCTCGAGGCGCATGTGCAGGTGCGAAATATCCCGCAAAAACTTGTCGCGATCTCGACATCGGCCGTGCGCGAGGCCGTGCAAATACGCTGCGCGGTCGATTGCGGCCATTGCGACGAAGACAAGAAGCCAGTGCATCAAATCGAGCGGTAGAGCCGCTACCGACATAATGGCGCCGCCCACCAGGGCCAATGCAGCGGTCTGCAATCCTTGCTTCACCTTGTCGCCTCCCGTTGTGTGATGCGCGGTGCGAAGATGAACGGAGCGGCACGCGGCGCAGACAGAGCCGGCGCGCTCTCCGTCGCGACGACGTGCGGCGCGATACTCACGTGCGGCACCGTTACCGGGTGCGCGACGCGGATAGCAACTGCCCCGATCGCATATCCGACCGTTGACGCCAGCAAAGTGGCCAAAATGGTTCGCTTCATCCTGCTCCCGGCTTGGTTCGCTGCGTCACACGCGGCCCGGCGACAACACGCCGCGCGGCGTCGCGCCAGAATTCAATCGCCTGGCCGTCTGGCCACTCCCACACGCAGTGCGTGCCGCCGTTCACCGTCGGGTGCTCGTACATCGTCCCGTTCACAACCCAGCGCGGATCGCCGTAGCCGTTGCGGAACGACTCGAAGTGCGGCCGGGCCGTGTAATGCGACGGCTCGACGTGCGCCCACGGGTCGCGCTCGACCTCGCGCAGGCATTCGGCTTCCGTCATAGTCGCGCCCCGATTGCGCCAGCCAGCGCAAGCGCGAACGGCGCGAGCAGCACCCACGCGCCCACGCGTATCAGCGGGCTCCCTTCGCGCGGCATGCACGTACGGGCTCTGTCAATCGTCAGCGTTACCCTGATCATCATTCCTCCGATGCGGATCAGCGAGCCTCATTCCTTCGTGGCGAGGTCCGGGTTCATCGACTTGGCACCCTGCGCGCCCTTCACTGCGATCTGCACGTCGGCGTACGTCAAGTCACCCCAAGCGCTTTCAAGCGGCTCAAGCCCCTTCCGCGCCCGGTATTGGTTCGGGGTCGTCGCATTGCTCTCGTACTCGACTTTGTAGATGTCCGCGTTCGCTTTTTCATCCTCGCGATCGATGTCGGGAAACGACAATTCGATCTGCGAAAAGCCAAGCCGCCCCTCGATCGAATTGCGGTTGATGTGCGCGCGCAACAGGTGTGCCGTCGGCTTGATCGTGCCATCCCAGTCGCGGTCATAGCTGACCTCGGCAGTGTCGCGGTTCACGTCGCGCTCGATCGCGAGATTCATCGGCGAAATGCCGAACGCCGCGGCGATCTCTCGCTTGAGCATGTCCTGATACTCGAGGAACAGCGCCTTGTCGTCAGACCCGCGCAGGTTGACCGCCTGCACCGCCTCGAATGAGGTGATCGGCGTCATGCCCTGCCCTTCGATGTCGTTGCGCCACCAGTCGCGAAACGCGCGCAGCTTGTTCGGATCGAGCAGCGCAGGGCTCTGCCCCGCCTTCCCAGCCGACCCGAAGTTCAGCAGCGTCGACGGCGTCGCGTTCGATGCGACGTTGCCAGCGTACGCGCTGACGCCGAGCAGCCGATTGATTGTCTGAAATGCGATTTCAAGCGCGCCCCAACTGAACGGTGTGTCTGTGGTCGGGTCGCCGCGACCGTAGACCAGGTCTTGCGCGGCGATCGGCAGCCCCTGCGCACCGCCGACGTTGCCGGCGCCGAGCGTCTGGTAATAGCGCGTCGACTTCGGGTTGCCGTCCCATCCCGCGAAAATCTGGATCGACATCGAGTCGGTCGGCCAGAGCCAAAGCGGCCGGGTCGGGTCGCCGCTGAGCGAGTGCTCGTAGGCGAACGCCCCGCAGATGAGCAGGTCGGACACTTCCTGCTCGACGAACGAGGTGAAGCTGTCGTCGTTGTTCGGCCGGCTCAAGCAGTCCGACACGACGCGCAGTTGCTGGTCGAGCACGCGGCTCGGCGTCACGCCTTCCTTCGGGCGCACGTCCCACCGCAGCTCTGCGATCGGGTTCTTGATCGTGTTGATCGCCCGGCGCGCGAACGGCGTGCGCGCGAAGTTGCGCAAGTTCGACGGCGTCGGCTTCAGCAGCGGCCGGTCGCGCTGGTACTGCTGTCCGCCGATGTTCATCAGGCGCGCGTAAGCCTGCGTCTGCCGCTTGGGCTGCAGGCGGCGCCGCGCGGCAAACAGCATCGCCCGCGCGCGGTCGCCTAGCGTCTTCTGTACTGGCATGAATGGTCCTATGCGCTCGTCCACGCAGGAGAGCTCTGTGAGAAAAGCGCCGAGAACGACCGCGAGCAGGCGTCGACCTGGTCGTCGTGCGCGCCGTTCGGAAACATCCGCATCTCAGCGATCAGCGCGTCGTTCCACGGGGCGCGCAGCATGTAGACGTTCCCGGCCTCGACCTGCGAGGCAAGCGGAGCGGCACGCGTTTCCTTCGCGCCGGTTTCCGTCGTCGCCGACACGATGTATCCGGCCAGCTTCTGCACGAAGTACAGTGACTGCATCTTGCCGGCCTGCCCCGGGTCTTGCGGGATCGAGATGCGCACGTTGTTGCCATCGCGAGCCGCCGTGTTCTTCAGCGACATCTCGACGTCGAATGGCGTCATGCGGTCGCGCACGATGTCGACGATGAAGATGCGGCCGATCGAGTCGGTCGCCAGCTTCGCGCCGACGGTGTAGTCGGGGTCCGCGGCCTCCGTCTCTGTCGTCGCAGCGAAGTCCCAGCCGCGCGCCTGCGTCAGGTCGAACGGCAGCGCATCAACGATCGTGATGCGATCGGGCTTGAAGATGCCGCCCTCGGACGGCGACGGCTTCTGCTGATACTGGCCGGAGAAGACGTACGGCTTCTTCCTCTCCATCACGCGCAGCGCGTCGATGGAGTGCTTCCACGGCCAGAGCGCGTCGCCGACCTTGCCGCCCGACCATTCCGGCCATGAGCCGTCGTTGATCGATGGGATGCAGAGATGCGCCCACTCCTCGCCGTTCCCGCCGTCGAGCAGCCAGCCCGCGAGATCTCGCTCGTGCAGCCGCTGCATGATCAGAATCTTCGGCGTCAGCGGGTTGTTCACCCGCGATTCGAGCGTGTTCTGGAACCACTCGATCACGCCCTCACGAATCGTGTCGCTACTCGCCTCGTCGGCCTTATGCGGGTCGTCGATGACGATCGCGCCGGCGAAGCCGTCCCGCGCCTTGCCCGCGCCGAAGCCGGTAATCGTGCCGCCCGAGCCCGTCGCGTAGAACGAGCCGCCGGCCGTCGTCTTCCAGTCGTCTTTCGCCGCCGAGTCGGCAGATAGCAGCACGCCCGGGAACACGTCCGCGAACGCCTCGTGCGTCAGTTGCTCCTTCACGCCCGCGCTGTTCTTCGCCGCCAGCTTGGCCGAATAGCTGGTGTGGATGAACTCGCTGTCGGGCGCCTTTCCCATCGCCCACGCGCAGAAGTTCACGACCGCCAGTTCGGTTTTCGAGTACCGAGGCGGGATGTTGATGATCAGGTTCCGGATTTCGCCCCGGTAGACGGCCATCAGCGCGTCGCAAATGGCCTTGTGGTGCCAGTTGCGCTTCCATTTGAAGTTGCGCCGCCGGTAGAACATGTACCGGCTGAAGAAGTAGAGGTCTTCTTGGGCGAGATCGCGGATCGCTTGCAGCTCGACCGGATCAGTAATCATCAAGGGCCTGACGTACGACCTTCTTGTACTCGTCGGGCGGCACGGTCGTCGTCACGACGCCATGCTGAAGCGGCGCACCGTTCGGCCCGGACGCCTCCACGCGAGTCTTGTTCGTGAACGCCCCGCCGGCCTCTTTCGCGGCCTGCTCGAGCGCCTGCAGGACAACGACCGTGTTCCCGCGCTTCTCCGCCTCCGCGAGCGTGCGCTGAAGCGTCCGCAGCCGAAACGAGATATTCGCGATCGGAATGTCGCCGACGTCCGTCTTGAACGCCTCGCGCGTCTTCTCGAAGATGACCCTCCACTTCTGGCTCAGATTGCGGCCGACGTACTTGTTCGGGTCATACGCCTCGCACGCCTGGCGGCTCACATCGAGCCCGAATTCCTGCTTGACAGCTCTCGCAACCTGTTCCGGCGTGTCGTAGCACGCAAGCGCGCGCACGATGAACGCCTTCACGTCGTCGGTTAGCTTTGCCATCTGTTAGAAATCCGTCAAAGTGTTGTCAAAATGCGAGTGGGTCTATAAGCAAGTCCCGCAACAGTTCGAAATCTGGAAGTCGCCGAATTCCGGCGCCGCATTCGCCGCCTCAACTAGCTGCGCCGTCTTCCCCGCCGCATTACCCGCCCCGTATCTCCGAACCACTCCGACGAACTCCTCTACGTCATGCCCCTTCAGGGCGAAGACGGGGAGTCCTGTTCGTTGGTTGAAGCGGGGCGCGCCGAATGCGTCGAGTGCGTGCGCGCAGTGATACAGCTCATGCTCGATCAGCGCGCACCACTGCGCGTCGCTGATCTCTACTGCTATCCGGGCGTCGATCGTGATAACGAAGTCCGGGATATCCCCGAACCACTCGCACATCTGCATCTCCTGCCTAGCCCTTCCCCACGCGCCCGCACGAAACATCGGCTGTTCGGCCGTGGCCGCGACTCGGCGCATCTGCTTCTCGTTCGTGACCGTCGTCCACAAGACGCCGATCTGCGCATCCCGAAGGTGCGCATGCTCCTCGTTGAACAGTGGCGAGTCTTCGTCGAGGAACGTCTGGTACAGCCACATGACGACATCGGGTGCCGCAACGAAAGCCTTCCCCTCGTATGCGTCGGTTCCCATGCCGTCGGGCGGCATCGGGCGCGCGGGAATGTCGAGCGCCGGCATCCCGCCATCCGCTCGCGCTTTCTTCTTCCCCATCGCTCCCTCAAAAAAGTTCTTGCATTTTTGCTAACGCGTTAGCATACTGCACACAACGATAACGCATTAGCACATGAGTTAGCCATGCAGCACTACATCGTCGTCATGGAAAACGCAGCAATGGGCCGCACGAACGTTCACATGCACGCCGTTAGCGCAGAAGCGGCGCGTGACAACGTCGTCGAGTACTGGCTGAGCATGGGCGAAGTCGCTCAGTGCGTCGCCGTCTACGCAGACTGACCAACGCAACACGAAGGAGAACGACGATGGCACTCGATCACGGTCTGCTCAATCTGCCGCTCGCGAAGCGCGGCGACATCGACGCCCAGATTGACGCGTACAAGCGCGAGCAAGCAGCGGCCGAGAAGTCCGCTCGGAAGGCGCGGGCCGAGCGGCTGAAGCTGGACAAGGCAGCCGCAGCGCCCGTTCTCGCGCAGCTTCTCGCCGACGTCGAGCTGATTAATCGCAAGGCTGCCGAAATGAATGTCACGCCGAAGACGCTTCGGGATCAGTTGAAGAGCTGGGCGACGTGGCAGCCAAAGAACCTTATCGCGCTCGGCGCGAAATGGCTGGCCTAACAAACCCCTCCCGCTACAGGAGAAAGACGATGGAAAAGCTCTACAGCGAATGGTTCTGGTCCGAGGCCTCGGCACGTGGCGCGGCAGTGCGCGCAGCGAAGAAGGTCGGCGGCGTCGCTCGCTGGCGGTACGCGATGCGCGCGGACGGCCAGCACGATTGGATCGCCGAAGTTTTCGGCGCCTGAACAACCCCTCCCGCTACAGGAGAACGACGTGGACGAAACCGCAAAGCTAAAGGCCGACATCGCCAAGCTGCGCAAGGCCCTTCGCGAAGCGCGCACCTACGTGGACGACTTCGGCCGCAACGACAACGGCGAGTTGACGCGCGCGGCGAAGCGCACGTTCGATTCGATTTCCTTGGCGCTGTACGAAACGGACGGCCGCCGCGCCTGACCAACCGCGCGCCCGCATAGGAGAAAGACGATGACAACCGACGTGAATAACTTCGACCCGCGCTTCGCCGTAACGCTTGCGGCGCTCCGCGAAGCTGGCGCGTGCTACGGGGGCTACAACAAGCTGGTTCGTTCGATCCAAGGCAAAGCGTTCAGCATGAAAGACGCGGATCGCGAAGCCTACATCCACTTAAGGCACGACGCCGAAATTCCGCTGCTCGATATCCTCAAGAGCAACGGGCTCGACGACGCGCTATGGGTGCTTCACTGCATATTGGATGCCGACCGCGATATGCGCTTGTTCGCCGTCTGGTGCGCGCGGCAGGTTGAGCACCTGATGGAAGATCAGCGCAGCAAAGACGCACTGAACGTCGCCGAGCGCTTTGTCAACGGTGAGGCTACCGATGAAGAACGGGACGCCGCACGGAACGCCGCATGGGACGCCGCATGGCCCGCCACACGGGGCGCCGTATGGTCCGCACGGAAAGCCGCACGGGCCGCCGCATGGGGCGCCGCACGGGGCGCCGCATGGGACGCCGTATGGGCCGCACGGTGCGCCGCAGGGGACGCCGCAGGGGACGCCGCAGAGGACGCACAAAAAGAGATGTTAAAGCGCATGTGTCTCGGCGCCGCACCGTGGCAACAAGCCAAGATTGCCGCCTGATCACCCGCGCCCGCCCTGCGGGCAATCACACCACACCGAGGGACCACATGAACGAGATCACCACCGGGCCCGAGCTCGAAGCGTGCGGCTGGTACGTGCGCACGAAGCGCACCGACGTCGACGCGGCTGGTTTGCTCGTCGCCGACTGCTCGATCCATCCGTACGGCGCGGAGTATGCGCGGCTGTTCGCGGCTGCAATCGAGATGCGCGAAGCACTTCAGATCGTCGAGCGTGAATTGGGCAAAGGATTTACGCCGATGCTTCATTTGCCACGTATTCGCGCCGTCCTTGCAAAAGCCGCGCCGGCCACCTAACCCGCGCAGTTCCCCTGATTTGCGGCGACGGCGTCTGAGCCCTCGCCCTCACCCTGCCCGCGAGCCGGGCACCACCGCATAGAGATATCAATGGATGACGCCATCAAAGATCAGATGACAGGCTTTCTCGATCGGCTTCTGCTCGGCACTGCGCTAGACGAGGTCGGCAATCACGACGACGACTCGCTGCTCGAAATTTCGTCGCGCTGTGCGATGCGCGGCGACAACTACACGCGGCGCAAGTTGGAGGGTATCCACGACGCTGCGCGCCAGCTTCGCAAGCGGTTCCAGTAACCCGTGCCCACGTGGGCATTTAACAGCCAGGAGGCATTATGAGTACCACCGCAACAGCTATCCCCCTGCGCGAGGTCGAATCCTCGCAGATCCATGCGATCGGCCACGACGCGGAGACGCAGACGCTCGCGATCCAGTTCAAGTCGAAGGCCGGCGCGGGCTCGATCTACCACTATCAAAACTTCAACGCCGCGGAATTCGAGCTCTTCAGCTCAGCCGAATCGATCGGGTCTTACTTCGGGAAATACATCAAGCCGTTCCCGGAAATTTACCCGCTCGAGAAGATCGGCTGAACACCTGCCCGCGCCGGGCATCGCGCCCGGCTTTCCCATCAGGACTCCCAACATGACCGCTATGCAGCAAGCGTTCGACCGCGCGAGCGGCGAAAAAACGCCGTGGAACCCGTCCCGTCGCGCAATCGCGCGCGTGAAGAATCCCCTCCCGGCGCCGACTGAGTGCCCGCGGTGTGGCGGCCGCGACGTCGAGATCGTGCGCAACAACGCGATCTACGGCCGGGACTACGGCGAATGGCCGTGGGCGTTTCTGTGCCGCGGCTGCGGCTCGTACGTCGGAATGCATCCGTTCACCGACATTCCGCTTGGCACGCTTGCCGACGCGGCCACGCGCGAGGCACGCAAGCGCGCGAAGGCGGCATTCAATCCCCTGTGGCAATCCGGCAGCATGACGCGCACCGAGGCTTACACCTGGCTCGCCGCGCGCCTCGGCGTCGCAGTGGCCGCGTGTCACATCGGATGGTTCGACGTCGCGATGTGCCAGCTTGTCGAGCACGAATGCGTCACCACGCCAGCGTGGGCGCGAACGCGTCCCACGTCCGGATAGACGCCGCCTCGCCGACGCCATGCTGATACAGCGTCAGGCGAGCGTCGCGCGTCCGATGGCCGGCGCCCGTATCGAGGTAGTGGTGCGAGAACGCGCAGAACGGCGTCCGCACCGGCGTATGCCCGACGTACGTCACGGATAACCCCTCGCGCGGTGGCACGGCCTTACCGTTGATCAGGTCGCGGCCCCACAGCATCGCCATCGCGACGTGCGGCGCGAAATCGCCGCTATCTAGCCCGTCGTCGGTGCCGAAGAATTCCCCGTGCATGACGTTGAATCGCTCCGGTCCATCGCCGACCACGATCGCGAGCGGCAGCGCGTTGACGAGATCGGCGTAGAGGCGCAGCGTGGCGGCCCGCTCGCAGCGCGCCCATGCACCTCCGTTTTGCGTCCACCAGTCCCAGTGCCGCGCCGTCGGCTGGTCGATGACCGTCGCGAGCATCTGCTCGTGATTGCCGCGCACCGCGTGAAACCACGGCTCGTAGAGCAGCGCGAGCGCACTCGGCGAATCCGGGCCGCGGTCGATCAGGTCGCCGACGGAAAACAGTCGATCGACAGCGCGGTCGAACTTGACGTCCTGCAGCAGAATCACGAGCTGCGCGACACAGCCGTGCACGTCGCCAACGATGAAGTCGCGGCCGGCCACGTTCGCGGGGAAGCGCTCAACCTGCGGCATGGCATCCACCCGTCAGGAGTGCGTACGGCGGCGCAACGTGCACGATCGGCCCAGGCACGGGGATCTCGCCCGGGCACAGGCGCGCGCGGATCAGCACGAGATCCATCAGACGCAGCGATTCGGCCCACGCGCGCAGCGCGGCGAACAGTCCATTTAGCATCGCACCTCCCGCGGTTCAAAACTTATATCCTCCGCAGCAAAAACTTATACGGAGGTTGACAAACACTTATAAAACGCTAATAATTGAATCCATGAACTCGATCAACTGGTCCCCGAAGGCGCTGAAGCAGGTCCGCAAGCTGGATCGCAAGGACGGCGCGACGATCACGAAAGCGGTTGATTCCCTCGCGACGTTCCCGCATTGCCAGAACGTCAAGGCACTGACGAACCATGAATACGAGTACCGCCTCCGAGTGGGCAATTACCGAGTATTTTTCAACTTCGACGGCGTGGTGAGCGTCGTCTCTGTCGAAGAGGTCAAGAAACGCGATGAGCGCACTTACTGAACCGCAAATCCTCCGGGACGCCAAAGGGCGCCCGGCGTTCGTCGTGATCCCCTACGACGAGTACCAGCAAATCATGGGCAAGATCTCCGGAGGAATGCATATTCCGCACTCCATCGTAAAACGCGTCATCGAAGATGGCGTTACACCTGTGCGCGCTTGGCGCGAACATCTCGATCTCACTCAGGCCGAAGTCGCCGGTCGACTCGGCATCACGCAATCTGCGTATGCTCAGCAGGAGAATGCAGAGAAACCGAGAAAGTCAACGCTCAAGAAGATCGCCGATGCGCTGGGCGTCTCTGTTACGGTGCTCGACGTCTAAGGATGGAGCGGGTTGCGGGGATCGAACCCGCGCGTGACGGCTTGGAAGGCCGTTGCCTTTCCTGCTTGGCTAAACCCGCGAAGTGGTGCCCCCGGCACGGATTCGAACCTGCGACCCTTCCCTTACAGGGGGAACGCTCTGCCTTGCTGAGCTACGAGGGCAAAACTGGCGGAAAAGGTGAGACTCGAACTCACACACCCCTTGCGGGGCCTTCGGTTTTCAAGACCGCTGCCGCTAGGCCAACTCGGCTAACTTTTCCATGACTGGTGGATGGTCCCGGTAACGATCCGAGCGGGCCGTATGACGACAGCTTTACAGGCTGTCCCGCCTCCTTAGCGGTCTACCCATCCGAAAATCTGGCTCCGCATCTGAGAATCGAACTCAGCTAGTCTCTGGTTAACAGCCAGGCCCGTGCACCGTGCTCGGGTTCTGCGGAAAAGAAACAAAGAGGGCGGCCGGCGCTGATCTCCGGCATGGCGTCTTAACGATCTAGGTCTGCGATGGCACCAGCACGACCGCGCTTCGTGCATCAGCCTGCACATTCACCCTCAAGGCGTGGCCCGGTTCCCCGCCTTGGCGGCCGCCGGTAGAGGCTTCGGTGTCGGGGCACTTCCGGACGATCCCAACACAGACCACGCCTTGAGAGTGCCGGGTGATCCGCATTCCGACCGGCCCGGCGCCAGTCCTCATAGCCGCTGCGGTTCAGCGTTCCCGAGCCTTTCGGCCTTTTTACGGGGCAGTCGCGCGATCGTGCGGGATTCCTCCCGCCGTTCTTCGCGCCATTCGCTCACAGGTGTGAGTGGTAGCGGGAGTCGGACTCGAACCGACGACCTTCGGGTTATGAGCCCGACGAGCTGACCAACTGCTCTATCCCGCTGAAACCTTACGGGGGGCGGCCGCGTGGCGGTTATTCGGCATACGCCGTCGCGCGGCGCGGAGGAACGGGATTTGCCCGCAATGCCTGATTCCGGCCGCCCTTCGTAAGGTTCCCCCGTATCGTGGGGGTGACGCCCGCGTCCGCGCGTAGCTCTCGGATCTATTTGCGTATCCGGCACTCAAGCCGGCTCCCCCGATACAGGGTCGTCCCTTCGTTCTCGGCCCTTGGGTAAGCGCCGCTCTGCGCGCTAGACCCTCGGCCGCGCGGCGTACATCCGCGCAATGGGCTTCTCGCCCAGCAACCTATTTCTCGACTCAACCGGTCATCAGACCAGGTTCTCCGTCATTTCATAGCCCACCTCCTCGCGAGCGAACCCGGCCTACTTGCTGTCACCGGCCCGGCGCTAACAGATTCAACGTTAGCACATGCATTAGCATTCCACCCAAACATTCACGCAACATGCGGGATCTCGGCGAAGCGCATGAAATCTCTTGCTAACACTTTTGCTAACGAATATACTCACCGGGAAGCTAACGCGTTATCTGAAAAATACTTGCCGGCCGTCGCATTCACGCAATGCCGTCCGGACGTGCGATACGAAGCCAAGGAGCAACCGTGCACCAGTTCGGCCGAACAGTTCGATTCAAGGTGGTTCGCGCAGCGAAGGGCGCGCAAAGAAAAAGCCCGCTGCGCGGCGGGCTTTCGTCAGTGTTGACGCAAAAATTGCAAGGTACAGAAATGGTACCGCAGTTGATTCCCGCCACCCTAATCTTTTCGCGGGGAATATCGGGTGGACGTCAATCCATCACGTATCGGTCAACCCTCGCTTTCAAGCGACCCGCGACAGCCGCCGCGATCACGGGCGAGTCCTGCGCTGCGCCGCTCAACATGTACGTGCAGATCCCTTCCGGGTCCACGAACGCCGCAACCATCCCGTATATCTCGCCCGTCCGCACGCGCGCGATCATCTCCTCAAGTGCGTCGACGAGCCTTTTGTCGCCGTTATTTCTTCTTTCGTGTAGTTTGACTACCTTGTTGTCGATTTGGTACATCGTCTTTCAGCACCGTAACGCGATCACCATCTCGGCCATGAGGCATCGCGGATTTCGAAACCCGACCCAGCATGCCAACTCCTTCCTCCGCCCCCATATCCAAGAGATCGATGATGGCATCGATCTTGTATTCGGGCAGTTGAAGCAACTGATCGAACACGGCCTGCGCTTTCGCATGCTTTGTGTCGGGAATGTGGGGCTCGTCGAGCCAGCCGTGAGGCTTGCCCATCGCGAACTCAAGACGACGCGCCACTTCATCCCCGAGATCACGGAAGGCCCCTTTCCCGACGCACTGCGAAAGATACGATTGGGAAGTCCCGGCCTTTTTCGCGAGCGTCGTGAGACTGCCGCCCGCCTCCGCTTGAAGAATTCGCACGTTCATCTTGCGTAGATTTCGTTGATCCACATTCAACCCCAATCGATTATTAAGCGCCCATTGGCCGGGCGTCAAATAGCCCCGCGCTAATGCAATTACGCGCGGCTTCTATGCATTTTGCTAACTAATCGGAGCATCGATGAATCTCGCCGAATGGCTAAAAGCCTACGACTTGAACGAAAAAGGCATTACGCCGGCGGAGCGCGAACGCCGCCGGACTGAACGCGATGCCGTACTCGCCGGCGCAAATACCAATGTCCGCTACCTTCAAGTCGCGAAATGCCGCGGATCTATCGGAATGGACACCGCAAAGCGCCTCCAGGCCGCGTCGAAAAACACGAAAGCTCCCTTCCGAATAGCCGATCAATGGCCGGCCGAATAACTCGTGCCACGTTAGTACATGCGTATGCTAGGGGATAACACGTTACTTTTCAATGGGAATCGCCAGCGGCCCGGTCGCCAGCGCGATCTCACGCCCCTCGTCTACTCCCACTCCAAGCGGCCCGTCGGGGGATTCCCGGCTCGCCTTTCCCTCATCCGGCGTAACAAATGCTCACAAATGAACGATCGATACCCGACAGCACGGCACTTTCGTCCGCTGTGGCCCGTCGTTTCCCGCGCCACATACCTATCGCGTGTCCGGGTCGCGTGCCGCGCTGCTCCAATGCTTCCCTGCGGAGGCGCAGCCATGCGTGACTATTCGAAGGTTTCCCCGAAATTCTGGATCGGCGCCACCGGCAAGCGACTGCGCAAGCACGGGCCGCACGCGCAGATCGTCGCCTTCTACCTACTCACCTGCCCCAGCGCGTCGATGCTCGGCCTCTACTACGTGTCCCTTCCGACCATCGCGCACGAGACCGGCCTAGGCTTGGAAGGGGCTACTAAGGGCCTACAAGGGTGCATCGAAGCCGAGTTTTGCGGGTACGACGCCGACGCTGAAATGGTATGGGTGTACGAGATGGCCCGCTATCAGGTCGCGGACCAGTTGAAGGCCACCGACAACCGCTGCATCGGCGTGCAGTCGGATTATGACGCGCTACCCGGAAACCGCTTTCTGGCAGCGTTCTACGACCGCTATGCTGACGCGTTTCACATGACGCGTCGCCGCGGGAAAGGTGACTCCGACAAAGCCCCTTCAAAGCCCCTCCTAAGCCAAGAACAGGAACAGGAACAGGAGCAGGAGCAGGAAAAGAAAACCAATGTCGACCTGAAGGCCGACGACGCTTCGCCGCCTGTTCCGACGGGATCGAAGAAACAACGTAAGGCGCCTACGAAAGCGTCAACGTCCATCGAAGACGTGCAGGCCGTGTTCGCTCACTGGCAGCAGGCCCGCGATCACCCCCTCGCCAAGCTCGACGCCAAGCGCGAGAAGAACATCCGCGCGCGGCTCGCCGACGGCTACACGGTCGGGCAGCTTTGCACCGCGATCGACGGGATCTCGCACTCCACGTTTCACATGGGCGACAACGATCAGCGCACGGTCTACGACGACATCGAGCTCATCTGCCGCACTGCGGTGAACGTCGACAAGTTCATCAGGGCTGCGTCGGCCCCGGCGCCGACGTCGCTGTCGAAGGCCGGCGCGAAGACGGCACAGGCCGCGCAGCGCTGGCAAGAACGTCGTGGAGGCGCAAATGGTTGATGACGATCATCCGCGATTCCTGTCGACCATCGTCGCCCTGTCGGAAATGTACCGCCATGAGATGTCGGAGGCGTTGATCGAACTGTACTGGCGCGCGCTTGCGCCATATAGCATCGAAGCCGTCGAAGATGCCGCGGCGCGCTACATGGCGTCGCCGGACGACATTCAACTCATGCCGCGGCCCGGCAGCCTCATCCGGATCATGGGCGGCACGACGAAGGACGCCGCGCTGCTCGCGTGGACTAAGGTCGATCGCGCAGTGCGCGAGGTCGGCACCTGGTACACCGTCGTTTTCGACGATCCGATGATCCACCGCGTCATCGCAGACATGGGCGGATGGACGCGCTTCGAACTGGCGAACGATAAGGAGTGGCCGCACGTCGGCCGGGAGTTCGAAAACCGCTATCGCGCCTACTGCATGAACAAGGTCGAATCCGCCTACCCGTCGAAGATGATCGGCTCCGGCGAAGCGTACAACGGGCAGCACGGCTTCGAGATACAGCCGCCGCGCGTGATAGGCAACGTCGAGCGCGCGCGGCTTACGTATGCAGGAGGATCGCGCGACGCGATCGACACGAAGTCCGCAGCACAACTACTTCAAAGCAAACCCGTCGCGAAGCTGGTCGGACGCGCAGCTTCGACGAAAAAGCATACCTAACAACATAACGCGTTATCACATTAATTATCAAAGGAACGTACATGAAGCGCGACCAAATATCCCTCGCCCTTGACCTCGGAAGCGAATTGATCGTCGACAACTTCGCCGGCGGCGGCGGCGCGTCAACCGGCCTTGAGCGCGCATTCGGACGCCCCGTCGACATCGCGATCAACCACGATCTCGAAGCGCTCGCGATGCACGCGGCTAACCATCCGCATACCACGCACTACTGCGAGAGCGTGTTCGACGTCGACCCGGTCGAGATCACTGGAAATCGGCCCGTCGGCCTCGTATGGCTATCGCCGGACTGCAAGCATTTCAGCAAGGCGAAGGGCGGCAAGCCCGTGTCGAAGAAGATCCGCGGGCTCGCGTGGGTAGCGCTGCGCTGGTGTCTGAAAACGTCGCCCCGCGCGTTCATGCTCGAGAATGTCGAGGAATTCATGACATGGGCGGACGTGATCGAGATCAGCCCGGGCAAGTGGATTCCAGACCCCGCGAAGAAGGGCGAAACATTCGACGCATTCATCGGCATGCTGACGACGGGCGTCCGCCGCGATCACCCGGCGCTCGCCGAAGCCTGCGAAGTGCTCGGAATTCCGCTCGACGGACCTGATGCCGATCGCTTGGCAGCGGGCTTGGGATACAACGTCGAATACCGCGTTCTGCGAGCGTGCGACTACGGCACGCCGACGATCCGTAAGCGTCTCTTCGTTGTCGGACGTCGCGACCACCTGCCGATCGTCTGGCCGACGCCGACGCATGGCGATCCGAAGAGCGCGGCCGTGCGTGCCGGGAAATTGCTGCCGTGGCGCACTGCCGCCGATTGCATCGACTGGTCGATCTCGTGCCCGTCGATCTTCGAGCGCGATCGGCCGCTGAAGGACGCGACGCTGCGCCGCATCGCACGCGGCATCATGAAGTTCGTCGTGGATAGCGACGACCCGTTCATCGTGAAGTTCTCGCAGAACAGCACGGGCCAGACGCTGGACGAGCCCATGCACACCGTCATGGCAGGTGCGCCGCGGTTCGGCGTCGTGGTACCGCACGTCACGAAGTTCCATGCGAACAGCGTCGGCAGTGCTGCGGACGCGCCGCTGCACACCGTGACCGCCGGCGGCGACTGCGCGCGGCCGGCCGGCGCGGCGCACGCGATGGGCGTGGTTGCCGCTACGCTCGTAAAGAACAATTTCGGCGAAACGCCATGTCAGGACGCAGCCGGCCCGCTGCACACGGTAACGACGCAAGGCAACAAGTTCGGCGTGGTCGCGACGACGCTCGTGCAGACTGGCTACGGTGAGCGACCCGGCCAGGCACCGCGCGTGCCCGGTCTTGACAAGCCGCTCGGCACTATCGTCGCCGGCGCGGCGAAGCACGCCGCAGTGACCGCGTTCCTCGCGAAGCATTACGGCGGCGTGACCGGCACGTGCGTCGACGTGCCGACCGGTACCGTGACGACGTCTGATCATCACGCTGTCGTGACTGCGCAGCTTGTCGGATGTGGCGGCCGCGCCGGCCAGTCGCGCCCGCGCGATGCCGGCGAACCGTGCGCGACGATCACGAGCAAGGCCGACACGGCGGTCGCCGTCTCGCACATGGTCAAACTGCGAGGCACCTGCCGCGACGGCGCGCGCGTCGACGAGCCGCTTCATACCGTCAGTGCTGGCGGCATGCATCACGCCGAAGTGCGCGCATTCCTGATCAAGTATTACGGGAACGAAAAGGACGGCGTGGATCTCCGCGATCCGCTGCACACCGTGCCGACGCATGACCGGTTCGGCCTCGTCACGATCCACGGCGAGGACTACGCCATCGTCGACATCGGCATGCGCATGCTCACGCCGCGCGAGCTGGCCCGCGCGCAGGGATTCCCGGACAGCTACGTGCTCGACCCGGTCGTGAACGGCAAGCCGCTGTCGAAGTCGGCGCAGGTGCGCATGATCGGCAACAGCGTGTGCCCGGACGTCGCGACCGCGCTGATCCGCGCGAACTTCGAGCATGAGCAGATGATCGCGGGGGTAGCCGCATGAACTGGATCGACCATTCCCACCGCGGCGACTGCCGCGACCTGATGCGCGCGATGGCCGCCGACGGCTTGCGCGTGCAGACGATCGTGACCTCGCCGCCGTACTGGGGCCTTCGCTCGTATCTGCCTGACGGACATCCCGACAAGGGCCGGGAGATCGGCAGCGAGCCGACGCTGCGCGAGTTCATCGACACGCTCGTCGGCGTGTTCGAGCTCTGCCGTCAACTGCTCGCGGACGACGGGACGCTCTGGCTGAACATGGGCGATAGCTACGCGGGCTCACGAAGCGGCCCGGGGACAGCAACCACGCTGAACGGTACGCGCCGCAACCAAACAGAGGCGAATCGCGCGATGACCGCCAGCCGCCGCCGCGACGACGCGCCGGTACCGCGCTCCGACGTGCGCGTCGAAGGACTGAAGCCGAAGGATCTCGTCGGCCAGCCGTGGCGGCTCGCGTTCGCGCTGCAGGACGCCGGCTGGTATCTCCGGCAGGACATCATCTGGCACAAGCCGAACCCCATGCCGGAGAGCGTGCGCGACCGCTGCACGAAGGCGCACGAGTATCTGTTCCTGCTCAGCAAGAGCGAGCGCTACTACTACGACTTCGACGCGATGCAGGAGCCTGTGAGCGGCGGCGCGCATGCGCGCGGGCCCGGCAATCGGTCACACAAGGCTGCAGATGCATTTGCGGCGGGCGGCGAGCATCACCGCACGAAAAGCGGACTCGTCGCGTACGCCGAGCGGCAGCGCGCCGCGGGCGTCAATCCGAAAGCTGTAGCGGTCGCCGGTTGGCAGACGGGACCGGGCGCACATTCGACTGTCGAGCACAACCGCGGCGCTCGTGCAAAGCGGCAGAAGCAAAACGAATCGTTTTCGGCAGCCGTCACCGACGTTGTCACGAGTCGAAATCGCCGGAGCGTCTGGACGATCCCGACGCAGTCGTTCGACGGCGCCCACTTTGCAACTTTCCCGGAGGCGCTCGTCGAACCTTGCGTGCTCGCCGGCAGTCGGCCGGGCGACATCGTGTTCGATCCGTTCTTCGGCAGCGGCACGACGGGCCAGGTCGCGCAACGGCTCGGCCGCCGGTTCCTCGGCTGCGAACTTAATCCAGACTACGAGAGCCTTCAGTTCGATCGACTGCGACAGACCGGACTCGAGTTGCACGTTCGTTAACACACTCCGCGCATTGAAACCCATTACCAGTAAAGGATTTGCAGCCAATTTGCGCGGATTTTGATAACGTATGTGCATTATTGTTATACGATGAGGACTACTCAATGCATTCACCGACATGGCGAAAAAAGCAGCGACGAAAGCGGAACGAGACTACATGGGGCGCGTGGTCGGCCTTGGCTGCGCGGTATGCCGACGGCTCGGTCACGGGGAAACGCCGGCGATAGTCCATCACCAGCGAACCGGGCAAGGCTGGGGCCGCGCGAGCAACTACCGAACGGTGCCGCTCTGCCCGCCGCATCACCAGTTCAGCGGTTACGGCGTGCACGACATGGGTCGCGAGGAATTCGCGGAGATGTACGGCTTCAGCGAGGTCGATCTCGTCGAAGAGACGAGGCGGATATTGGCAAAGTACTTGCCCGCCAGTGAGCGGGATTGAGGAGCAATATGAAATCGCAAAACATACGCATTCTTCAACGCCTCCAGCGCGGCCCACTCACATCAGCCGAGGCGATCGTCGAGCTCGGCATCACGCGGCTGTCGGCGCGCATCTACGATCTTCGGGCGGATGGCCATTTGATCAACTGCAAGACCGTCGCTGTGCGCAACCGGTTTGCGCAGGAATGCCGAGTCGCTCGCTACACCCTCGTCCGCGTCAATCCGAAGGCACCCACATCGGAAACCGACGTTGCCCCCGCAAAGAGTGCCGCCTCCCAATCTGTCAAGAAAGCACGGCGCGCCGTGCCGGTGCAGAACGATTTCTTTTCGGCAACCTGATAACGCATATGCAAATTCGTGCGCATGGAGACTATTCCGAATCCTTCCGGCTGGCATGCCTTAATCGTCACAACCGGAATGTTGCGCGGCTACGTGAAGCACGCGATCGAGATCGTCGCGCCGGCTTGCAAGGCAAAGGCGAACGTCACCTACTGTTCGAAACCATCGTGCGAGAGGTCGGAATTGACGCAGCGCGCTCGGCGTGGACAGCAGCATTCGGTAAGGATTCGAAATGAATATAGATAAAGCGGCGATTACGCCCGCACAAAAGCAGCAGAAGAGCATTGAGTTCGTTTTCGGGAACGTCTTTCAGGCGTTTGTCGTCGGCAGGCCCGCAACGAACTCGACGAAGGCTCGATTCCTTCTGGAGATCTCGAACGCGATTCGCATCAGGCGCCTCCCCGTGTCCCTGCCCGAAATCGATCACGTCACATGGATCAACGTTGGCGCGTCTGTCGTCGGACTTTCCGTCCCGGTCAAAATCAGCGGCGTCAAGCAGGTCGTGCTTCTGCGCGCTGACCTTGCCGCAAACAGCCTCAAGAAGGCACTGTTGCCGACCGCTTCTGCGCCGGTGTCCGCATGAACGGCGAGGTGCACATCACTCTCCCATTCGCCGCCATCGGCAAGGGTCGCCCCCGGGTGTATCGCGGCATCGCCTCGACGCCGCCGAAGACCCGCGCATATGAACACCAAGTCGCGACGCTCGCCAGGGCCGCGATGCGTGGCCGACTCCCGTTTGACGGCCCCATCCGTGTCTTGATCGAGATCGACGTCGAGATCCCGAAGACGTGGCCGAAGTATCGCCGCGCCGATGCACTCGCCGGCCGCGTATGGCCGAGCGTGAAGCCGGACATCGACAACTGCGCGAAGGCCATCCTCGACGGGATGAACGGCATCGCATACCGCGACGACACGCAGATCGTGATCGCGCTGCTGTCGAAGCGCTACGCGTCCGACGCGCAGGTGCGCATCGCAGTCGAGGAAATCGCTGGGCAAACCGCGCAGAAATCCGCACAACGCCGCGCGAACCCAGCCAACGAAGGAATCACCGGGGACATCGGACATGAAGCCGCTCACTGAGATGCAGAAGATTGTCGTACACACGCTCGCGCGTTTCGGCGATGCGACTATCAAAGAGATCGCCGCGCGAGCGATGATCGACGTGAGAACCGTTAAAGAGACGATGCGCCGCCTTCGCCACGGAAAGTACATCGCGCGCACTGGTGAGAAGCGAACAGGTCAATCACGGCCGTCCCCGCTGTATGCGTGGACTGGAGAATCGTACGGCGAACCGCCAGCTATGCCACACATCGAGCGCGAACTCGCGATGCAGATTGCGACACGTGCGATTGATGCTATGTGCCGCGTCGGTCGGCCACCGTTACGCCTGAATGAAACCACCATCGCAGCAATGTTCCGCATGGGGCGCGCTTGATATGTCGCGCCGGGAATACGGGATGGACCCGCTCGAAATCCTCATTCGCCGCGAGGAACGCAGTTGCAAGGGATGCGTCTACATCGACCGCATTCGGATCGTCGACGTCGAACGGAAATTTTGCCGTTTGATTGACGCCCCAGCCGAAAGACGCTGCAACAAATACGTCGAACGCATTCTGACATCCATGGAGACACGCTGATGGCCGCACTCTTCAATGACTCCGACGAGGCACTGAAATTCGCCTACCGCATGGAGGAAACGACACAATTCGCGATCAATGGGTACGGCACCGTGCGCGGCGGCGGCGCACTGTCGCCGCACGAGCTGCGCGCGCAGGCCGTTTTCATCCGGAAGATCGTCGCCGAGCTAACGCCGGCGCACCTGCGCGCATACGGATGGGCAGCCTACGCATGGAACGAACTGTCGACGAGGGGCCGCGTCGTGGTCGATCGCTACATCGCGAAGCATGTCGCATCCGACAGCCCTCGCCTGGTGCAGTTGCTCGTGAGCCGGTACATCGAACTCGGCGACGAGACACGACCGACCCAACGGATGATTGCAAAGGAAATGCAGATTCGTCCCGTGACCGTGCAGCACTGGGAAGGTAGGGTCAACGAGGCGATGACTGCCCTCGAAGCGGCGTTCTTCGATCGCGTCGACCGGCACTTCATCCGGATCGGCCTAATCGAGAAACCCGCGAAGCAAAACAGCTTGCACACCCGTTAGCGCTCGGCTATATTGCTAACGCGTTATCTTGTTTGTGTGCTTGTCGAGGCTTCAGCCGGTGAGCCGTGCGCGTCCATCGCGTTAATCATCCGGCCAATTTCTGCCGCGCGCTCTCGCGCGGCGTTCTACGGGCAAGACCTCACTCTTTGGGAGAAGAAGATGGGTTTTGTAATGTGCGTCGCGTTCATCGCTGGGACGCTCTTCGGCTGTCTCGTAATGGGGCTGCTGAGCGGGGCGAATCGATGAGCGAAATATCAAAGAAGCCGCTGAAGGCATATCAGGTAAGCGAAGGCGGCGAAGGTTCCGGATGCGTCGTTTTCGCAACGAACTCTGCGACCGCCCGCCGAGAAGGAGCGGCCGAACTCGGAACAGATTGGGAGTGCATCGATTCGTGTCGCCGTGCGCCGCACTTCGATCGATATGCGCCGGGCCCGGTTCCTATGGAGGCAATGATCGAGTCCGGTTGGTGGTTCGAATGCCACGGCTGCAGCGCGCGTGTTTCGAATGACTACGAGTACGACGACGATGGCAATGAAATCGAGCTAGGCACGTACGTCGTACGCAAGCAGCAGGTTTTCTGCTGCCAAGAATGCCTCGCGCGCGATGACGCGAAGACACGCGCGAACGTTGCCGCACAGGATGCGCTGATTGAACTGGTCGAGGCGAAATTTCCAGGCTGCACCATCCAGCGAGTGCACGTCTACGGAGAAAAGCTCGAACCGTCAGAGCCTCACGGCGGCCGCAAATGCGTCGCCTATTTCACCTTCCCAGGCAGCCGCTACGCCGCGACCTACGTTTTCGGCGAGGGCAATGTTGTGCACGTACCGCAGATTGACGTCGACGCATTCTTCTCCCTGTATCGCCCGGCGCTCGCCTAACCCACAGAGGACCACACCATGAACGACCAACAACAGAGCCGCGCTGACGGACTCAACGAAGAACAACGTGAAGCCCTTGAATGGGCCGCAGACCGAGCGCACGTCGCTTCGCTGGGAAAGCCGGTTGTCGGCATTGAAAGCAGACGCCACCGTGCGCTGCGCAATCTTCTCGATGCTTTGGCCGAGGTAATCCCAGAGGGCTGTACGCCGGCGGATGCCCGGATGCTCCGCGAAGCAAATCACGCGCTTGCGGCCGAGAACGATGCTTTGCGGTGCGCCCTCCGACCGTTCGCGCGCGTCGTATCTACCGACAAACTGTCGTGGGCGATGGTCGAATATTGCGTCAGAGGCGATCCTGAGAAGCAGACGTTTCAGGCACCGCAGATGCAGCGGGCATTCAACCGCGCGGCCGATATTCTCCGCGCTGAATCCTCGCAGCCCGCAGCACCGCCGATCGTCTCCGCGCCGGCTTCTGACGCGCGCGAATGCCTGATGGACGTTGTGAGCCATCACCATGACTTCGTGACAGCATGCAAGTCGATCAAGGGGGAGCTTCACGCTTGCGGCGCGCACGACAGCGCTGCGTATTGGCAAAAGCAGATCGACGTGCTCGACCGCATGAAAGCGCAGGCCGAGCGCGCTCTCGCCACCTCTGCCAATGAGACAGGTGCGGAAGGGCCGGCAATCGAGCTGTTACGGAAGTTCATGGAATATCGAGATTCGGATTACGTTCCGAACGTGTTGTTCGACTGCGCTAGAACGATCATCGATAACGCTATGGCGGCAGCAGCGCCGGCCGACGAGCGGGCCTCCGGTATGCCCGACGAGGTTAGGGATTCGATGATGGACAGTCAGTACCTCGCGGGCGTCACGGCAGGCTGGAATGCGGCGAACGCCGACGATCCGAATGCAGCACTGAAGAAGATTCACGATGCCTATAGCGGCTACCTGAACCCGCTGCGCGACTGGCAGAAGGCGGGGCGTCCTGGTGCTCCTGCGACGCCGGCCATGGCCGACGAGCGAGCGGAATGCATCGCATGGGCGAACGCCAACGGATTCCCGAAATATCACGAGTCGATGTGCGCAGCGTGGGAAGAACGCGCACGCCGCGCGGCAGCATCGCCCGCTGCGGAGGTCGTCCGGCTGCAACACGTAGCCACTGCAGAGGATGGCGGAAAGCTGCGCTGGATGACCGGCCGTCGCCCCCGCGATTGCGAGTTGTACGCGATGCCTGACGGCGGCCGCGCTCCCGCGACTCTCTACACCGCCCCGCAACCTGCGCAGGCAGACGCACCGGACGATACGCACAAGTTCAAAAACTTCCATCGTCGGCTCTGCGAGCGCTTCGGCTATGTGCACGACGAGATCGACTGGAGGCGAGATCAGGTGTCGTTAATCGAGTGGATCGCGAAGAAGGCCGACGCACCGGCAGAGGCGCGCGAGCCGATCGCGTGGGTAACTGATGACGACCGGGCAATCACCGCCGCGCAAAAGCAACGCGCATTGGCAGATGGCGGCGCTACCGCATCATCGGTGCGGCCGTATTCGATTCCGTGCTACGCCGTCAGCGCCCCCGCCGATGCGGGAGAGGCTGCTCCGTTCGGATGGGCACAGCCCAAGGGTGGCAACTACTTCACGCGCAACGAGTTGAGCGCTAAGCGAATCGGCGGTCTCGTCCCCGTCTACACCGCCCCGCCCGCCGCGAGGGTGGCGAGCCTGACGGATGAGCAGCGCGAGTCGATCGAGCATGCGGCGACGTGGCTGGGTCGCTCCGAAGACTTACAGAACAAAGCGCATGCGAAGCGTCTGTGCGACCTTCTCAATGGACCCGACAATGACCGGTAAGCCCACCGACGACCTGCTGCAACGCTGCCGCGAGCTTCTCGAATTGAATGAGAAGGGTGAATCCCAGCAAACCGCGCTCCGCGCCTTGGCAGCGACCTACGATCGCAATATCCCAGCGCATGACCGGCGCGCGATGGCGGTGTCGCAGACTCATCTCGAAGCGATGCGCGCGCTTCTAGCCGCCACGCAGCAGGCGAGCGGCGAGGTGACGGACTACGTGCGCGTGCCAGCGCGCGTCGTCGAGTTGCTCGCGAGCATCAACCGGGATGGTGTGATCAAGCGCGCCTCGGAATTGCAGGAAGTGTATCGGCTAATCAACGCCGCCCGAGCGGGAGAAAAGCAATGACCAAACTCTGGATGCTCAATATTCAAGGCCCGGACGATATTGTGGCCGCGCCGTCGAAGGATGAGGCCGATGCTGTTGCCGCCGCATTCAACACGTATTGGGGAGAATATCTCGCGAAGCAACGAGCACAGTCGGTTGCTGATGGGCACGATCCAGACCACTGGCCGACCGTTACTGCTGTCGTTATCGAATGGGATGGAACCGCAGCCGAACACACGGAAAGCATCGCGAAATATTGGCCAGAGTATGCCGAGTATCTCAAGATAGACGCCGCCCGCACCCAAGGAGGCGAATCGTGACCACTCCCCGCATCAAGAACGACGAACCCGATTTCGAAGTGCTGACGAAACAGAACTGAATCACAATCGCATCACCACCATAGGAGCACCGCAACATGAGCACCCGCAAGATCACGAACCTCCGCAAACGCGCCGTAGCCAATCGTTACGCGACGACGACAATCGACGGCCGCAAGGTACAGGCGACGCGCGGTATCGATGGGAAGATTCGTTTCCGACTGGACGGGCGCCGGATATCAGCGCCGGACCTGCACGCGTTCGTTTCCTGACTTCACCCAACGTGCCGCCCACACAATCCGGTTGCACATGCGTTATCAATACGCTAGTATCTTGATAACGCATGTGCATTTTTGTTATCGGAGAAAGAGATGGAATGCGCCGTTTCTCATGATCTTTTCAAGCATCTGGCCGCAGTCGATCGCGAAGACGCATATGAGGAATGGCTCGACTTCGCCGTCCGCGCGCGGCTCGACCGCCTCGAAGGCATGGGCGACAACGACCTCGCAACTGCGCTCGACGCACTGATCGCCGGCACGCCGGCATACGAAGAGCTGTTCGACACGAACGGCAACCTTCTCCCGGGCTCAGCGCGCCCCCTTCGCACATGGATTAGCGCAGAAATTACCATCGAGCAAATCCGCATCAGCCTCACCCGCAGCACCCACTAAAACCACGGCAAGGACTCACCATGAACGCACCACTTTCGAAGAAGGAGGCGGCCGCCGTAACGGCGATTCCCGCCTTCGCAATGGACGAGCAGGAGTTGCTCAACGTCCTGCGCAACTCGCTTTATCCGGGCGCGACCGACGGCTCGATCATGCTCGTCATCGGTTACTGCAAGGCATCGAACCTCGACCCGATGCAGAAGCCCGTCCACATCGTGCCGATGAACGTCAAGAAGCCGGGAACGCGCGACCAATACGAGTGGCGCGACACGATCATGCCGGGAATCGGCTTGTATCGAATTCAGGCTGCCCGGACTGGCGAGCACGTCGGAACGAGTGAGCCGGAATTCGGGCCGATGATCACCGTCACGCTCGCCGGGAAGCCATACACCTTTCCGGAGTGGTGCAAGGTGACGGTCTACCGGTGGAAGCATGGTGCTGCGCGCGCGTACGAAGGAAAGGAGTACTGGCTCGAAAACTACGCGACTGCCGGCCGCAACACCGAAGACCCAAATTCGATGTGGAAGAAGCGTTCGCGCGGTCAGATCGCGAAGTGCGCAGAAGCACAGGCGTTGCGGCGCGGATTCCCCGAGGTCGGCGAGCAGCCGACAGCCGAAGAAATGGAAGGTAAGGCCTATTTCGACCACGACCTCGACAGCGCTACGTCGGCGGCAGGCAACACGGATATCCAGATGCCCGGCGCGCGCCCCGCGCTCACCCATCAGCCCGGCGACGTGATCGAAATGCCGATGACGAAGGCGCGCGACGCCGTCCCCGCCGAACCGGCGGACGCCGCGGAGCCGCACTCCCCCGCCCAAGCAGCCGAGAAGCCCGCGAAGCCGGACGTGCCGCGCGCCGTCGCAAAACCGATCAGCGACAGCGTCGCGCGCGTCCTGAAAACAAAGCTGGATGTCAACGGAAAGAACGAAGTCGACATGAAGGCAAAGTTCGGCTTTGGCATGGAGGGAGTAACGACGGCGAACTTCAATGAAGTGCAAGCGTGGGCGCAGGGTCGGGTATGACGCTCGAGTTCGACGAGGCGACGCATATCTACCGTCTAAACGGCCGGATAGTTCCGTCGGTTACGCAGTTGATGGACAGTGCGGGCCTGATCAGTTTCGAAGGAATTCCGCCGGCCGTGCTGGAGCGGAAGAAGCTGATCGGCTCGGCTGTGCACAAGGCGTGCGAACTCGACGACCTCGGCGTACTGGACGAGGCCACGGTCGGCGAGGTGATCGCGCCGTACCTCGCTGCGTATCGCAGGTTCAAGCGCGAAACGGCGTTCGTGCCGATGCTGATCGAAGCCCGCGTCGCCGAGCCGATTCTCGGCTATGCCGGAACGCTCGATCGGACTGGGATTATCCGAGGCGAGCCCGGGCAGATCGACCTCAAGACGACGGCAGCGCTGTCGCCGGCCGTCGGCGTGCAAACCGCCGCCTATGAGCGTGCGCTGTATGCCGATCCGTCGTATGACGGCCCACGCAATCTCGCGCGCCACGCACTACAGCTTCGCGACGATGGCACCTACCGCCTCGAAACGTACAAAGACCCGCGCGACTTCGCGGTCTTCGCGGCTCTCGCAACTGTCCATCACTGGAAGGAGAAGCACCATGTCTAACGAAACCACGGCAGCAATTGCTATCCCGGAAAGTATCACCCTTGCCGCGCCGAACATCGCTCTCATCGGTCAGTCGTCGGCTCAGTTGAAGGTCGCCGAGGCGTACGTGATTGACGACCAGGACGTCGCAGCGCTGGCCGCCCAAGATCTCGCGAAGGTCAAAGAACTAGCTAAGAGCGTCGACGCCGAGCGTCGAAAGATCACCGATCCGCTCAACGCAGCCGTGAAGGCAGTAAACGACCTCTTCCGTCCCGCGACGACGTACCTCGACCAAGCCGAACGCGTGCTCAAGAACGGGCTGCTGCAGTTCAATCAGAAGGTCGAAGCCGAGAACCGTGCGCGCCAGGCGCAAGCAGAAGCCGCCGCTCGCGCCGAGCGAGAGCGGATGGAAGCCGAGGCCCGGAAACTCGCCGATCAGGGCCAAACGGAGGCGGCCGAGTCCGTTCGCGAGACGGCGCAGGTTATCAGCGCCCCGATCGTCGCCGCTGCGGCGCCGAAGGTCGCCGGCATCCAATCGCGCGGCACGTACAAGGCGCGCGTCACCGACAAGATGAAGCTGATCCAGTTTGTTGCCTCGCACCCCGAATTCGAGCACCTGCTCGACGCGAACACCTCGCAGTTGAACCAGCTCGCGAAGGCGATGAAGGAGAAGATGAAGATCGACGGCGTCGAGTCGTACCGCGCGGCCTCAATCGCGTCCCGCGCGGCGGCCTAATGGCGGCCCTCGCCACGTTCATATTGCGCGGCGACGGGCACGCGAAGCGCTTGTATGCGTTTCTAAAAGCCCATTGGCGGGAAATGGCGGCGGCCGGGAAGCCGGTCGCCGTTACCGTCTATCCGTACCGCGAGAAGCGGACGATCGATCAGAACAAGAAGCTGCACGCCATGATCCGCGAGATCGCCGAGCAGGCTTGGGTCGACGGTCGTCAGTATTCCGAAGATTCATGGAAGGAAATCATCCGGCGCACGTACATCGGCGTCGAGGAAATTGACCTACCAGGCGGCGCGCGCATCGAGCGCGGCATATCGACCACAACCCTTGACGTAGAAGAGTTCGCGAAGCTGATCACCGCCGTTCAGGCATGGGCGACGACCGAACTCGGCATCGAGTTTTCCGAATGACAGCACAGAGCACGCATCCCGACACACTCGCGAAGTTTCGCGAAACCACGAAGGCCCTCGTCCCGTACAACTGGGCGCAGCGTACATGCGAGGCATGCCGCCGTCGCAGGTCCGTCGGACAGTTCCACGAGTGCTCACGAATTTGCAAGGTGTGCGAGGGCTCGCGCGGTTAGAATGAGCGCTGCCGTGGTTGCGCTCACGTAGCGCAAACACTTCGGGGGCGTTTATGCGCCCCCTTTTTTCATTCAAGTTTGCTAACGTTGTTGCACACACGTTATTTGCCTGCTAATATCCGTTCCATCAACAACGAGCGCACGATGCGCTCATAACCACGGCAAGGAACGAAAAATGCAAAATAAGAACTTCCGCATAATATCGGGCCCGCTCAAGCCCGTGAGCTATCTGCTTGCGACCGGCGGTATCGGCCTAGGCTTTGAGAATAACGGGCATGTCCTGATCGAAACGAGCGGTGGTTTCGCTCCGATCGAGGTCGAGAAATTCCTGCAGGATGACGGCGCGGCCTTCGCAGAGGCTCGGTCTCATGGGCTCAAAGCGGCCCGCGCCAAGTTCAACGCGTGAGGATCACCGCCATGACAACGCGCGAACAATTCTACGAGTTCCGACGCTGCCACCGCCAGATGCGGCGCGCGCTTGGGCTCGAATGCGGAAGCGCCGCCCGCCTGGCGATGCGAGCCGCGATAATACGGTCGTCCCGAGTGTGCTTGCCGATCAACGTCGTGCGCGACGCGCTGGCAAGCATCACCCCGGGACTGCCCCCGTTCCCCTCCCTCTCCGAAGCACTTGAACGTCAGCGTCGGCACGCGCTTTCGCTCGCCCATTGATATAACGCATTAGCACTTTCGTTACCAAATGAGGATTCGAGAATGAAGATCAACGCAACTGCATCAGCGCTCAAGGCGGTTCAGCTTATAGCCCCGCGCGACGACATCCGTTACTACTTGAACGGGGTCATGGTCGAGGCGCGCGAGAAAGAGACGCGACTTGTCGCGACGGACGGGCATCGCCTGGTCGTCTACCGCATCGAGTGCAATAACGAGGTTCCGGCCGGCGAGTCGATTTCGATCATCGTGCCGAACGCCGTCATTGATCGCCTGAAGCTCTCAAAGGACGCGCCGGACGCAGTCACGTTCGAATCTGCCGATGCGGGCCGCATGTTCTTCTCGCACGACGACATCCGCGTCACGTTCACCCCGGTCGATGCCAATTTCCCGAACTATCGGAAGGTCATTCCCGAGACGGTGTCGGGCAAACCCGGGCACTACAAACCGGCCTACCTGTTCGACTTCCAGAAGATCGGAGCGGCATTGAAGCGAAAGCGCTCGACGCGCGACATCCTGCCCATCCTGTACCAGAACGGCGAGACGAGTGCCGCGATTGTGCAGCTCGAAGGTGACGACGCATTCATTGGTGTTGTGATGCCGATCCGCACCGAAACGCTGGGGAAGCCGCTGTCATTGGGCTGGGCGCGCGCCTGATGACGGCCGCCATCGCGCAATTCGAGCGCCGGCACCCCGTCCTGTTCGGGATCGTCGGCGCATTGCTCCTCGCCGCGGTACTGATCGCGGCCTCTATCTGAGATCCGGACATGAAGAAAGTCATTCAAGAGGAAGGTGCCCGGCCGTTGAAAATCTGGACGGACGACATCGAAGACGAAGCGCTGCAGCAGGCAAAGAACCTCGCGCGCCTGCCGTTCATCGCTGGCAACGGCGTCGCGTTGATGCCCGATGTACACGCTGGGAAGGGCTCGACGATCGGCTCGGTCATCGCGACCGAAAAGGCGATCATCCCGGCCGCCGTCGGCGTCGACATTGGCTGCGGTATGAACGCGGTGCGGCTGTCGTTGAAGGCGACGGACCTCCCGGAAAGCCTCACCGAAATTCGGCATCAGATCGAGCGCGACGTGCCGCTCGGCGCCGGCGGTGCGCAAAAGCTCAGCGAAGCCCACTGCAAACGCCTGTGGGAATCCGGGCTGTTCGACACGAACAACAAGATTGTCCAAGACAATCGCGGCAAGGCGATGAGCCAGCTCGGCACGCTCGGCAGCGGGAACCACTTCATCGAGATCTGTCTCGACGAGAGCGATGACGTCTGGATCATGCTGCATTCCGGATCGCGCGGGATCGGCAACATGATCGGGACGTACTTCATCGAGAAAGCGAAGCGCCGGATGGAGCAGTATTTCATCCACTTGCCCGACGGCGACCTCGCCTACCTCCCGGAAGACACCGACGATTTCCGCGAGTACGTCGATGCGGTCGCGTGGGCACAGAACTACGCGCTCGAAAACCGCCGCGAGATGATGCAGGCGACGATCTCCGCTCTGCGTCACCACATTCCGATCGAGTTCGCGATCACGCACGAGGCAATCAACTGCCACCACAACTATATCGCTCGCGAGAACCATTTCGGCCGGAACCTGTGGGTGACGCGCAAGGGCGCGATCCGCGCGCGCGAGGGCGACCTCGGCATCATCCCGGGCTCGATGGGCCAGCGCAGCTACATCGTGCGCGGCAAGGGCGAGCAGCAATCGTATTGCTCGTGCTCGCACGGCGCCGGCCGCCGCATGAGCCGCTCGAAGGCCCGGAAGCTGTTCAATCTCGACGATCTGGCGCAACAGACGGCCGGCGTCGAGTGCCGGAAGGACGATGCAGTGCTCGACGAGATTCCGGGCGCGTACAAGCCAATCGATCAGGTCATGGCGAATCAGGAGGATCTCGTCGAGGTAGTGCATGTCCTGAAACAGGTTCTCTGCGTGAAGGGGGCGTGATGGCCAAGAGCAAAAAGCCCCGTCGGCCATATCGGCCGCGCCCATCGAGCCGGTGCGACGCGCTCGGCCCGATACAGCGCGCCGCGCAGGCGGCGATTGACCGCGCCCCGATGTCTGAAGACCAGGCGCGCGACCTCGGGATCGCCTATCACCTGTCGCTCGAGCGGATGCTCAAGGGCACCGGCGACGAGGAAGCGTGGTCGACGGTCACGTGCTCGCTGAACATCGCCCTCGTGCTCGCCGAACGCGGGATCGCCGCTGACGATGTGGAGCTGCTCGTTCGCGCGCTCGAAGGCGCGTTCCGCGCGAAGCAGCGCGCCGCGCAAACCGGCCGATGGGCCTACGACGGCGACGCTATCCACGACATCCGCGAAGCCTTCGCCGTGCACGACGAGCAGATGCGCGTCGCGCTGGTCGGCGAGGTGCGCGCGGCACTGAACGAAGTGCATCGGCGCATCGACGCCGGCAACGTGTATCGGGAGGCGGCATGACCATGACGAAAGGACGGATCGAGCGTATCGGCGAGGTCATCTTTCACGACGCGTCGCTGCACGTATGGGAGGAAGGCATCCCGGGCGACTGGAACGCTAAAGAAGCGTGGGAACGCATGTTCAAGCGCGACGTGTTCAAGCGCATCGTGCAGACGCTGAACAGGTTGGGCTGGAATGTCGGGCCGTGGTCCGATGCCGAGCGCTATAAGGCGCTCGCGCTGAACCATCGAACCTGCCGTAAAGGTGACCTGCAGGCCGAACTTTCCATCAGTGGCCGTCACATCGAATTCCAGATGTGGCAGGACGTGCAGAACGTTACGCACCGCAGCGGCGGAAAGTACGAATTCGATAAGGCTGATCGGATGACGTACTTGCAGCAGCTCGAAATGGAACGCACGCGTTGCCGAATTCGCGACTATCTCTGCAACGTGTTCACGGGCTACGAATTTCGGCCGCCGAAGATCTCGAGCCCGAATCCCGACCCCCTCGCCTATTTTAATGATGGGTGGGATAGCGAATACGAGAAACGGCGCGGCACTCACCGGTTCCAACGTGGCGCCGATGGCTGGCCAAGCGATCGCGAAATTTCGTCATGGGATCGCAAGGACAAAGACGGGGTACAGCTCAATCACGGCGACGTGCGCTGGATGTTTGACCGTAAGGGGCGCCTGATTCGAGGCCGCGTCTATGGCGGCATCAACGGAATGTGGCTGTTCGTTTATGGCCGCGGGAATCGCGACTACACCCACGATAGCGCCAGGCACTTCTTTACCTATCGGCCCGGCGAAACGCCGCGCAAGCAGATCAACGCCGCCGACCGAAAGAAGCGCCTCGAATCGGTAATGGCGAAGGCTGTCGGCGAGATGGATTTCGAGCGTGCCGCAGCGGTTCGAGACATTCTGCTTCGCGACTATCTGGCACCCGAATCACGGCGCGCAGAGGTGCCCGCGTGAAGAACGTTTTCGCATTCGTCGGCGTCGTGGTGCTGTTCGTCGGCGTGCTGGGTTTGCTCGGCATCGACCACTTCAGCATCACCTACAGCGTCGCACCTCAATCCTGCATGAAGGCAACGACATGATGACCAACATCGATAGCCGCCCCGCTGACGCACTGACCGAAGCCGCGACGCACACGATCGCGACGATCAAACGCCAACTCGATCTGATCGCCGAACGCGCGCCCGGAGATTTCCTCGACAAGCGCCCTGTCGTGCAGTCGCTCGGCGCGCACGTACGGCGCCTTGAAAAAGCGCTTGCCGCATCCCCTGTCGAGCAATCCGCACAGATGACGGCGCAAGCCGCCCTCGCAGCAATCGAGACGTTCGAGATCGTCGGCGAGAACAACGATTCGCGCGAGCCGAACGATGACGATCGCTTCATCCTGAACGAGTTCATCGCACATCTTTTTGGCGGGTACTCCATCGAACAGCTCGCATCCGCTCCGCCGGGAGCGGAGCCGCCGCGCCACATCGTCGACGCTGCAATGGACGTTGCGCGGCACGAATACGGGCACGGCGTCACCCGCTCGAGCATCGTCGCGATCTGGAAGGCGCTCGGGAAGCCGTGGATTGAGCCGCCCCCGGAGAGTGTGCTAGCGGCACTAGACCGTATGTGCACGCCGCTCCACGAGTCGCGGCTCAGCGGCGTGACGGCCGCCGCAGATGCGCATTGTATGGAACTGATTCGAGACTACGTGCTGAAGGCTGCGCCGGCACCGTTCATGAAGCGCGTACAGTCGTGGATGCTCGAATGCTTTGGCGCCGAGATCTCGGCCGACGTGCTCGAGCGGAATCACCGCTTCTTCGAAGAAGCCGGCGAGCTCGTGCAGGCGTGCGGCATGACGCGTGAGGAAGCGCACGCGCTCGTCGACTACACCTGGTCGCGGCCGGCCGGCGAGCCGACGCAGGAGGTCGGCGGTGTCATGGTCACGCTCGCGGCGCACTGCCTCGCGAACGGCATCGACATGCATGCGGCCGGCGAGACGGAACTCGCACGCATCAATGTGCCGGAGACGATCACGAAAATCCGCGCGAAGCAGGCCGCGAAACCGAAGCACTCGCCGCTTCCCATCGCCGTGCCGACCGCCGACGGTCGGCCGTACGAATGGCGCGATACCGGCGCACTCGAAACGGGAGACGCGCAATGAAGGCCCTTTCTATCCGCCAGCCGTGGGCGTGGCTCGTCGCCGCCGGCCACAAGGACATCGAAAACCGGACCTGGCCGACGTCGTATCGCGGGCCGCTGCTGATCCACGCGAGCAAGGGCATGACGCGCGCGGAGTACGAGAACGCTATGCGCTTCGCGATCGTGGCCGGCATCGCCTACAAGGAGTTGCAGTGCTTCGACGAATCGGCGCGCGGCGGCATCATCGGCATCGCTGATCTGTTCGACTGCGTGCCGCCGTCGCGCGCCGTGTCGCCGTGGCAAATCGAAGGCAGCTACGGATTCGCGCTGCGGAACGCGCGCCCGCTGCCGTTCATCCCGTACACCGGTCGGCTCGGCATCTTCGACGTGCCGGACAGCGTTCTGCGGAGCGCAGCATGACGGCCGTCGGATTCGTTTTTGCCGCGCTCGGCTACGTGCTGTTCGAGGCCGTCGGCGACCCTCTACTGGGATGGCGAGATAACGTGAAAACAGCGGGCGCAGCTCTTGCGCTGGCAGGCTTGGCCCTGCTTGCGGTGGTGCTGACTGGATGGCTCTGGAGGACGTTCCCGTGATCGAGCGAGAAATCATCGACCTGTTCGGCGAGAAGGTCATCGAGCGCATCAGCGAAGCGCGGCGCAAGCCAACGCAGCCGAAAGGCTACGCAGCGCCGCCGGGAACCGGGCCTACCGGCGAGAGGTGCAGGACGTGTGCACACAAGCGCTCAACCGGCAGCATGTGCGCGCGGGTCTACTGGAAATGCGGGCTCATGGAGCACGCTTGGACAGGCGGCCCGGGTTCCGACATTAGGATGCGGTCGCCGGCGTGCCGGATGTGGAAGAAGAACGAGGGAAACGAGGATGCGTAAATCGGACATTGCGAAGGAAAACGTCAGCCGCCTAGCATCTATCGGGCTCGCGGCGATGGAGCACGAAACGGCTCGCGTGAAGGCATCGGTCGAACTCGCTGGCCTGCGCGCGGCACGCAAGGAAGAGGATTGCCCGACGATCAAGCTGAAGGCGTGGGAACACGACTACGCTGCCGCAGCGAAGGCCCGGAAGAATTCGCGGGCGCGCCTGCAGCGCGAGATCGCCCGCTATCACGAATGGCGTCGCGAGGTGAACGCATGAAGGTCAGCGAACTGAGCGGCGAAGCGCTCGACCGCTGGGTCGCGCGCGCGATGGGGTATGCGCACCTTTCCGCCAGAGAGGCCGCATTCGCCCTAGACGGGCAAATCTCCCCCTGCGTGTTCACGACATCCCGAGGAAATCTACGGCTTGCCTCGGCTGATAGCGTGACGGCATGGAACCCGTCATCGGATTGGGCGTGCGGTGGCCCGATCATTGACCGCGAGCGCATCAGCATCATCGAGCGCGGCGATCACTGGTTCGCGGATACGCGCGGCGCAAGTGAGGTCGGCGGTTCGCCGCTCGAGGCGGCAATGCGCGCCTACGTGTCACGGGAATTCGGCGACGAGGTGCTGGGATGACGAGCGGACTGAAACAAGAACTGGACGGCCTGAAGCGCAACATCGACAGGACCGACGAGCTGATGTCGCAACTCGCAAGCGAATTCTGGATGAGCGGTGGCGTTTGCTGCCCGGGTTGCGGGGTGCCGGGCTACTCCGAGCTAGAGCTGAAGCAAGAGCGACGCGAGCGGCGCGTGAAGGAGATCGTCGCCAAGCTCAAACGGGACGGAGGACCCAGCGCATGAGCGAACGAATCGTTACGCGGTGCCGCCGCTGTCGCAAGGAAACCGACGTGTTCGGTTCGAGCTGGTGCGCTGGATGCTACTACCCGGGCATTGACGCAGACTGGCAGCGATATCTCGACCTCGTCGAAGAGGGCTATTCGCGCTACCAAGCGCGCGTCATGGCTGGATTGTCAGACCCGGACGAAGTCTCGGGAGATACCCGCGCATGATGGCGATACGGTGGGTCAGATTGAGCCGCTATTGCGAACTGTCGGGCGAGACCGAGCACTCGGTCGAGCACAAGAGGCGCACGGGCCTTTGGCGGGACGGCGAGCACTGGAAGGTCGCCGGCGATGGGAAGATCTGGATCGATCTCGAAGCGGTTGAGCGCTGGGTCGAGACGTCAGATATGCAGTTTAGGCAGGGGCGGCCGCAGGCCGCGAGGAACGGAAGAAATGGAACGGAAACCGAGATTACCCACAGGCATTGAGGTCCGCACCGGTGCGCGCGGCGCCTCGCTGCGCGTGCGCTTCTACTACCGCGGCGAGGAGTGCCGCGAGACGCTGAAGATGGAACCGACGCCGAAGAACATCCAGTACGCCGACCGGCTACGCGGCGAAATCCTGCGCAAGATCGAGATGGGGACGTTCAACTACGGCGAGTACTTCCCGGAAAGCAAGCGCGCAGCAACCCCGCGCGCGGCCAGCCCGAGTGAGGTAACGGTCGGCGAACGGCTCGACGATTTCATGACGCAGGCGCGTAAGGCAGTCGCCAAGACTCGCATGTCACCGTCGACCTTGGAGGGCTACCGGAAGGTCGTTGACGGCCGATTGCGCCCCCGCTGGGGCGCCGTGCGGTTGGTTGACGTGCGGCCTGCTGATCTGCGGAAGTGGATTTCCGATCTCGATGTCACGCTGAAGACCGCTCGAAATATCCTCGGCCCGCTCGGCTCGGTGCTGGCTGACGCTCTGAACGACGAATTGATCGACGAGAATCCGCTCACCAAGATCGACGTGCGCAAGCTGCTCAGCAAGACGACGCGACCGAGCGACTACGAGGTCGACCCGTTCAGCATTGACGAGATTCGCGCCATCCTCGCCGCCGCGGACGAACTCTATCCGGGCGGCGCGGCCCGCAACCTGTTCCAGTTCGCATTCTGGTCGGGCATGCGCACGTCCGAACTGATCGCGCTCGACTGGCTGCACGTCGACCTCAATGCCGGCGTCGTGCGCGTGCGGAATGCGCAGGTCGTCGGCACCATGAAGACGACGAAGACGAAAGCCGGACTGCGAGACGTGCTGCTTTTGCCGTCGGCGCGCGCGGCGCTCGAGGCGCAGCGCGAGGTGACGCGCGGCATGGAGCACAATCGGGTGTTCGTGGTGCCGTGGCATGGCCGGCCGTGGAGCGGCGACAAGCAAATTCGGGTCAATTGCTGGACGTACGTACTAAAGAAGGCCGAGGTCCGGTATCGGAACCCCTACCAGACGCGCCACACGTTCGCGTCTATGCTGCTCTCGCGGGGCGAGAACCCTCTGTGGGTCGCGCAGCAGATGGGGCATGTCGACACAGAGATGATCACGAAGACGTACGGAAAGTGGATTCCGGACAGCTCAGCGACGGGTGGCTATAAGCCGCTCAACGCATGGGATGATTTCGCTGGGGCCGCGCCGAAAAGCGGCTCAGCGGCCTGA